GTTATCTGAAATTTATTTTCAATATTTCTGGATTTTGTTTTGATAATTCAGAAATTCTGTATTCCTTTGTAACTTCTTCAATAAAGAAGACGGTGTAAATATAGAAAATAAACTTTAAAAACGCAAATTATGGATAAAGCGAACATTCAGCAGACAACAGGTCTGCAAGTATTCTACAATGAAAACGAAAATGTGAACGTAAGGACACAAGTAATCAATGATGAACCTTGGTTCGTTGCCAAAGATGTAGCAATGGCTTTAAATATTACTTGGAGTGGCCACACGTTAGACAACATTCCCGAAGAATGGCAGGGGATGGTAAATCTCACCACCCCCTGCGGAAATTATCAAGGTGGTGGTCTTCAAACCTTGAAAGTGATTAATGAAGCAGCCGTTTACAAACTAGCTTTCCGAAGCAACAAGCCGGAAGCCGACAGGTTTGTCAACTGGGTGACCGGCACAGTGCTTCCCAGCATCCGACGCACCGGAAGCTACTCGATAAGCAATAATCGTCCGGAAAGCACGAATCGTCTTCCGCTTCCCAAGTTCCGTCCGTATTTCGGTCAGTGGAAAGAAAACGTGAAGCCCTACATCAGCCGTGCGGAGCTTTGCCTTACAGCCGAGAAGCAGCGTGTCACGCTGGGGCATGTGCAGAAGGTGTATGCCGGAACTGCGATGAGTTATCCTGTGGCAAAGTGCATCCAGGTTCTGGCAAAGAAAAACCGACAGGAAGGTCGCACCTATCCGGAGAAGAAACCAGCTTACGAACAACTTTGCATCACGTGGGAGGAATGAAGATGTCTGACGTAATGATTGACATCATTTCGTGGGGTCTTCCTCTTTTATGGATTCTCGAGATTTGTTTGCTTTTGATATTAGAAGGAAAATCAGGAAACCGAGAGAGAAAAGCACAAGAAGTCGAACGAAACAATACTTCAAGTCAGCTTCATTCCCAAAAGCAATCCTTATCCATTCAGAAAAAGCAACTCCAGCCAGTAAGCCTATTGAAAGAAGGAAAGCGTCGGAGTGCTTCATCACGGGAATGTAGAAACAGGCGAAAGTACCGACATAAGAAATGCCGAAACCGGAAGAAATCAGAATCTGGGTGTACCACTCTAATGATTGGAACGAAGGAAGTCCGAAATATAAAAGTGGATATACAATCAGTGTACAAGCCACAAAAGCGATAAGTGCTTTACGGTAACTTTCTGATAAAGCCAGATAAATAGATTCAAGATTCATAATCAAAATAAAGTTAGTTTGTTTAGCATCGCTACAAATGTAGCAAAACCGTTCCGGTTCGTGAGGGATAGGGACGGACTTTTAACCGAATAATAACAACAAAAACAATAACGAAATGGCAGAAACAAGAAAACTCATCAAGGCAAGCCGGGAGTTGAAAGAAGAAATAGCCCGGAAACTGAATGTTACAACCCGTACGGTGGATGCCGCTCTGGCATACGACACTAAAAGCCCTACAGCAAGACTTATCCGCTCGTATGCCTTGAATCACGGAGCGGAACTCTACGAGCTGAAGAAGTTGGAAAACCCTTACAATGAAGTGATAACCCTATAAAGAAAATATTATGAAGACTTATCGTAAGATGACCTCTAAAGAGGAAAATTTCGTTAAAGACCTATCCGGACTTTTGAAGAAGTATCAGGCGGGTATAATGATTGACAAAGAAGCAATTGTAATTGATGTTGAAAACGCCTCCGAAGAACCTTTATATCTTCCTCAGAAAGCAATTGAAAGTTATCAGGATGCAGAAAGATTTTTAGGTGAAAGCCGAATATCTGAATTCTCATTTGAGTTTTAGAATACTGTAATTTACAACCAACTGCATAAGTGATGAATCATTGCCATTCCGGTTCGCGAGAATAGGGATGGCTCCTAACTCAAAACCATAGAATCATGAAACGAATCAATACTACTACACGCTATCTGCTGCTGATACTGGCAGCAGCCATACTGAACCGACTGACAGATGGAACAATGAACTTGATTATAACCGTTATCCTTTGCCTGGCACTTATACCTGCAGCAATACGTTTGGACAGAGAGGATAAGAGAGCACAGAAAAAGGAATGAATCACACACGGCTTGCAGAACTTAGTAAGGTGGCTGCCGTCCGGGTTCAAGTCCCGGAGCCGGACTACAATCTTAACGAATTAATCATGGAAATGTACGGAAACACATTATGCGTCAGCTTTACGGAGCTTGTTCGTGGTGGCATTATCAGTAAGCCCACTTACGACAAGTATGTACGTGAAGGCAAGCTTACCCTCCTCCAGCGGGGAGGTAACGGACGCGAGGCACTGATTGCCTACCGCTCCATGCCGGAACGGCTCCGTGCAGCATACGATGACACATTCAAGAATGCATACGAGGAAATGAAACAGCGTGAGCAGGAAAAGTACATCAACACACAGATTCGGTTCGATGCCGAAGCGGTACGGTTCTTCAAGGAATTTGAGCCGCGTATCGAGCCTGCCAGACAACTGGAATACATCCTGAACGCCCAGGTGATGAACGAAATGGTGCGTACGGAGAAGGCACGCAGTGTGGAACACGCCAAAGGCGGTTTTGCCCGCCGTGCGGAAACATGGAGCAGCGTGCAGATCTGCTGTGAGCGTCTTCGAGAAATCACAGGCCACACACTGCCGAAAAATCCGGCCCGTCTGCGAGAGAAGTTCAACGCTTACAAGCGTGAGGGATACGTGGTGCTGGTTAGCGGTAACCTGGGCAACAGTGCGGCACGCCGCATCGGAAAGGCTGAAGGTGCTCTTCTGCTGAAGCTTCGCCGAAGCAAGTTCCCTGTCTACACCGATATGCAGCTCTTTGAGGAATACAACCGTCAGGCGGTGCTTCGCGGACTAAAGACTATCAAGAGTCCTACTACGATGCACAGTTACTTGAACGATCCGGCGGTAATGGTTTGGTGGTTTTCTGCTGTTCACGGAGAAAGGGAATTCAAGAACAAGTATATGCCAACCTTCGATACGGTAATGCCGTCCATGCCTAACTCGCTGTGGTATTCAGACGGTACGAAGATAAACCTTTACTACCGTGCGTACGATGACAGGCAGAAGCGATGGGTGGCACGAACCACCGATGTGTACGAGGTGATGGATGCCTGCACGGAACTGTTCCTCGGCTACTTTATCGGTGACGGCGAAAACTTCTACAACCAGTACATGGCGTACCGGATGGCATTGCAGACATGGAAGGTGAAGCCTTATGAGATAGTGACCGATAACCAGGGAGGACACAAGAAGCTGGCTTCGCAGGGATTCTTCAAGAAACTCTGCCATCTTCACAAAACCACGATGCCGCACAACGGCCAGTCAAAATCCATAGAGTCCGCTTTCGGACGATTCCAGCAGCAGGTACTTCACAAGCTTTACAACTTCACCGGTCAGAACATTACGGCAAAGAAGCTTTCAAGCCGTGTGAACATTGACCTGGTAATGGCGAACATTGACCAGCTTCCCACGCTGGAGGAACTGAAAAAGCAATATGCCGACTGCCGCGAAGAATGGAACTCGATGCAGCATCCTACCAGTCCAACCGGCATGACCCGCAGGGAAATGTACACCGCGATAGAGAATCCGCAGGCACAGCCGCTTGATGACTATGAGGCACACGAAATCTTCATGCTGTTCTCTCAGGCTCCGGTTCAATACACCAGGGAAGGTTTCATCTTCCGAATGAACAAGCAGGAATACAGCTACATGGTGTATGGCGACGACGGACTGGTAGATATGAACTTCCACCTTCAGAACGTGGGCCGTCAGTTCCTCTACCGCTACGATCCGGAAGACATGACCCGCATCGAACTCTGGGCGGTGACTGACACGGGTGCCAAGTATGCGGCCATCGCTACACCGAAAGTCACTATCCACCGTGCCACTCAGGAACGTACAGAAGAAGAAAACGCTTATCTGTTTGCACAGCTGGATGCCAACCGCCGCACACGTGCAACCATGCACATCGCCCAGGAGGAACTGTTTATGGAAGAAGCCATGGGCGAAGCATACACAAAGCTTCGTTTGCCGCGTCCGGTGGCTGTGAGCGAAAAGCAGCTTGACGGATACCGCGAAAAAATGAAGCGTGGCACACTGGAAGCTCCGGTACCGATGCCCGAAACGGATATTCCGGAAGAGCCTGTACTGGCAGATGAACCGCTGACCTTTGCCTCATCAGGAGACTGGACAAAGAAAGTATCGAACATTACGTTCGATGAACTGGACTGTTTGAACAAATGGTAAAACGACAATTAACAAACAATTAAATACCTATTAAAACAATGAAAGGATTAACAACAGAAATGAAAGAACAGGTGCGTAGCGCACTGATTGCCTACCGCTCAAATTACCCTACGTTGAACCGTGCCGCAGAAAGCTTGCAGGGCGTAAGTTCGGCCACCGTGAGCCAGCTCTGCAACGGAAAGTATGAACTGATCAGCGACGAAATGTTTGTACGTATCGCCACGCAGATAGGCTTTGCCTTCGACTCATGGAACCTTCACGAAGGGAAAACATTTAAAGAAATCACTTTTACGCTGAGCGACGCACAGGCTTACAAGAATGTGACATGGATTGTGGGTGATGCCGGATGCGGCAAGACCACAGCAGCCATTGAATACCGTCGCACGCACCGCAACGTGTTCTACATCCTCTGTTCGGAAGATATGCGACGCTCAGACTTTGTGCGTGAGATAGCCAAGCAGGTAGGCGCACCCACCGACACGACAAACCTTCGCGATATGCTGGAAAACGCCATCAGCATGATTTCTTTCCTTGGTAACCCGCTGCTGATATTCGACGAAGGCGACAAGCTGACCGACAGTGTGTTCAACTACTTTATCAGCATCTACAACCGACTGGAAGGACACTCCGGCATCGTGTTTCTCAGTACTGATTACATCAAGCGCCGTATGGAAGCCGGTCTTCGCTACAACAAGAAAGGATACAAGGAAATAAACAGCCGCATCGGACGCCGTTTCTTCGATGTGTCTCCCACGGAAGAGAATGACATCTACGCCATCTGTCAGGCCAACAACCTGACCGACCGTGCCGATATAGAAGAGGTACTGAAGGATGCCAAGCGAAGCGACAACGACCTTCGCCGCGTGAAACGATGCATACACCGTCAGAAACGTATCATTGAAGCCAAAAGAGTGAATAATGAAAAATTAAAAATGAAAAACGGAGGAGATACGGATGAATAAGGAAGACAATACACCGCCCCCACAGAAAAAGAAGTTCACTTTCGACCGCAATGCGAAGGGGGTTCGTGAACTTTTATCCATGAAGTTTGATGTGATGGATTTTGATGGTCCCTGGTATGATGCTTTCGGAACTCCTGAACGCCGTGGAGTATGGCTCATCTGGGGAAACTCCGGAAGCGGAAAGACCAGTTTTGCCCTCCAGCTCTGCAAGTATTTGTGTCGTTTTGGGCGCGTGGCATACGACAGCATGGAGGAAGGTGCCTGCCGCACCATGCAGGATGCCATCCGGCGTACAGGAATGATGGACGTAAACAAGAAGTTCCTGCTGATTGACAACGAGAATATGGATGAACTCAGCATCCGCCTCCGGAGACAGAAAAGCCCCGACATCGTGGTCATCGACTCCTTCCAGTACACCCGCATGACTTACCGACAGTACATCGACTTCAAGGAGCAGCACAAACGGAAGCTGCTTATCTTCATCAGCCATGCAGAAGGGCAGTTGCCAAACGGGCGGGCCGCCAAAGGAGTGATGTACGATGCCTCGCTGAAAATATACGTGGAAGGCTTCAGGGCATTTTCGAAAGGACGCTTTATCGGTCCCGTAGGACATTACGATATCGTGCCGGAGAAAGCCCGGCAATATCACGGAGAAGAATGAAAAAAAATGAAGAATGAGGAATGAAGAATTAAGAATGAAGAAATGAAAAATGAAAAATCAAGGATTAGCAATGAAAGACCGACCCATTACACCTCAGCAGGTGAAGGCACTGCAAGCCCAATTCCATAAGATGGGTTTTTCCGATGAAGACCGACACGGATTTATCAGTCAGTTCACTTCTGGTCGCACCGACAGCACTGCCGGACTGACGAAGGAAGAAGCAGGGTTGTTGCTCACCCGATTCAACCATGAGGAAGCCGACCGACTACGCAAACAGGCACGTGCCCTGGTGAAACAGATATTTTCCCTGTCGTTCCGTATTTCCTGCCTTAACAAGAACTATACGAACGACACGGAAGCAGACTTTGAGATGAACAAAGCGAAGATTAACCAGTTCTGCCGTACACGCAGCAAGTTCCGCAAGAACCTTACTGAAATGTCACTGGAAGAGCTGAAGGAAGTAAAAAGACAATTTGAGGCAATGGCCAGAAAGGAGGAATGATATGAGAAAGCAATCAGAAATAAACCGTGCCATCGGGCACTTGAAGGCTTGCAACGATAATGTGAGCCGAATACAGTTGGAAGTGCTGGAAACGAAGCGCAGCGAATCATGGGTATTCAATCGGTATGTGCGCGACGTTCCGGAAGACGAACGCAACGAAACTCTTTTCTATGCCGCACGCGATGCAGCCCAGTTCCTTTCCGGAAAGATTGGTATCAGTTCCATCTGTCCGGATCTGGAAGACGAACCCGAAGAAGAGGAAGAGCAGGAGGAAACAATTACACTGAGCCTTTCGGAGTACAAAAAGCTGCTTCTTCGCCTGGATAGGGTGGAACGCAGGTTAGGTCTGAGAGTGGGCGATGTGGCTCCGGCACCGCGTAAAGACATATCAGAAGCCCCCGATGAACTCATAGGTCAGGCAGATGCGTGCCGCATGATTGGGTGCGCAAAGACCACCATCAAGCAATGGGCCAACAAAGGACTCATTACCCGCTATCAGAAAGGATACAACGTGTACTACAGCAGACGTGAGTTGCTCGGAAGCTCTGTTGTGAAAGATTATAAAGACAGCAAGAAAAAAGATTAAGCTATGGAACATACAATCGAACAAATCCAGAATGACATTATGAACCGCATGCAGCAGTTTGATTTCGGCGACCGTGTAACGATACTCCGTGAGCTGGAAAACTTCTGCGGACAGCAGGCAGACGAAGCCATGAAAATGGAATACGACATGGCGGCAATGGAGGACATGAGGGATGAATAGGAAGAAATACATCGTATGGAGGATCATTTATTCTTTCCACGACAGACCGAATAAAAGCATCCGCTCATGCTGGCGAACCGACAACTTGACGGATGTAAGAAAATTGGCACAAGGGATTAATCCAGAAGCAAAAATACGTTTGTGTTATACAGAATTTAAATAACGATTAAAACTCAATTAAAATGGCAACAAAAAGAACCAAGAAAACAGTAATCAGCGGAGTAAGCCGCGAACAGTACGAACAGGCATTTGCCGAGTTTGCAATGGCCGACGCAAAGGCCCAGTCATTGACCGCAAAGATGGACCAGGAAATGACAAAGATCCGTGAGAAGTACGCCGACCAGCTGGCAGAACTGAACGAAACGAAAGACCGCACCTTTGAGGTGATGCAGACCTACGCCACTGAAAACAAGGATACGCTGTTCAGCAAAAAGAAGAGTCTGGAATCGGCACACGGTATCATCGGATTCCGAACCGGAAATCCGAAACTGAAAAACCGGAAAGGCTTTACCTGGGCAGCTGTGACGAACCTTTGCAAAGAGTTTCTTCCTGATTATATCCGCACCACGGAGGAACTGGCAAAAGACAAGCTGCTTGCCGACCGTGACGTACCGGAAGTTGCAGAACAGTTTGCCAACATCGGCGTAGAGGTGGTGCAGGACGAATCTTTCTATGTCGAACCAAAGAAGGAAAGCGATGCGGTCCAGACGGCCTAAATACACGTATGAACGCCGTGGTCCTCTATGGATTGTGTATCGCAATGAATACACCCAGTCCACATGTGAAGGCACTCCCATAGCGGAGTGTCATTCACCGGAGGAAGCGAAGGATATGGTTTATAAACTCAACGGATGGAAGAAAAATAAATATGGCAGAACTCACCTTTAATTCACCCATCCGGCGCGACAAATGGCCGCGCTGGATGATCAAGCTACACGAATACCTGAAAAGGATATATGTAAGACCCATTCATGAGGTTGGATTCTACGACTACGACCGTCTGAAACAAATAATCATTGGAAAGATACTCTCGCTAAGGAAAGATAAACTGATAATGAACAGCACATCTACATTCGTTTACATCGTAGATGGTGGGGATGGGATGAGAGTCGTAGTACTTCGTAACAACATAATCGTAATCACCTATTACCTGGAATAATGAACAATCGCACACAAATTATCCTGTTCACCGCATTTTCCATCATCATCGGGCCGCTGATTATTTTGGGATTCATCCTGAAACTTGCAGGAAGAATGCTCGATATACTTGGCTGGCTCTGCTGGATGGAACCACGCATGGCGAGGAAAGGATGGGATGAATTAATCAGAAAAATAAAAGAATCATGGAGCACAAATTAGGAGAAACGTTCACCTGGAACGGACATACACTCGAAGTGGCTGAAGTGGAAGATCCGGAAAATGCATGCAGAGGATGCTGGTTTTTTGAGCACGCCATTAGCTGCTACGGGAACGGACTTGAATGTATGGACCATTCAAGAAGAGACCACACTAAGGTAATATTTAAGAACTCAACAAAAACAGAAGAATTATGATGCACAACTGGTTTACATGCAAAATCCGTTACGAAAAGACAATGGAAAACGGAATGAACAAGAAAGTAACAGAACCCTATCTGGTAGACGCTCTCAGCTTTACCGAAGCCGAAAGCCGTATCATCGAAGAAATTACACCTTTTATCAGTGGTGAGTTCGAGGTGTCTGGAGTTGCAAAAGCTAATTACAATGAATTGTTTCCAAGTGAAGAAGAGTCTGCCGACCGCTGGTTCAAATGTAAACTCTGGTTTATTACACTGGATGAAAAGAGTGGAGCAGAAAAGCGTACTGCATTCAACGTACTGGTACAAGCTTCCGACCTTCGCGACGCCATCAAGAAGCTGGACGAAGGAATGAAAGACACTCTGGCTGATTACGTGATAGCTTCCGTATCCGAAACCGCTATCATGGACGTGTATCCATACGAAGCAGACCCCGATGTGAAACCTGAATTTGAAAACGCAGATAAGAGATGAAAACAGAAAAGACCTATATCCATCGCCGCGTATGCCTCTGCCGCCAGTGCGGAGGAAACGGCAAAGTGACCGTGTATGCAGAAAAAGATTTTCAGCATCAGTACCCCGAACAGAAAGTGTGTCCGCAATGCCAGGGCAGCGGACGTATTTGGCTGAGCGGAACAGTAATCAAGCAGATTGAACCCTATGCAGAACCAGAACCTTAATCTGTTCAAGCCTCGCAGGGTGGCAGCCAAAGTCCATTACAGCGCAATCAATCAGTTTATGTTTGTATGGATCAAGCACAGCCGCCCATGCGACTTGTCAGTCAAGCGTTCGAAGCAGAACCCGGAATACCTGGGCATCTGCTTCGATGTGGAAAACAACGACACAATCGACATGATGTGTGATTTAAAAACAAGTCTGAAAATTGAGATTATTGATTTATGAAAGTAGAAGATATTAAGCAAGAAGCTCAAAATAGGTGTGATAAAAGGTTTTCGTACTTGCATAATAGTGCTTTTTTTGATGGCTTTGTTGCAGGTGCTAAATGGCGAATCAATTCAGTATGGCACGATGTAAAAGAAAATCCAGCAGAAAGAAAAATAATAATAGCTCTTTCCCGTGATGGATGTATGACAGAATGTGACTTTACATATGATCATCGGATATTTACATGGATAGATATTGTAAAATCTCAAAATGTTATAAAGTGGTGTTATAAAGAAGATATACTACCAGATACGGAGGAATGATTATGCAAAAGACAGAGTTTAAGGTTGGAGAAGTATTTCAGCTTGGACTTATTCATATTAAAGTTGAAGAAGCAGTTCAAGTTAGATTCGAAGAATGATTTGTATCAAAGATGGAACTGATATGATAAAGTTACTCTATATAGACCTTTTCTGCGGTGCCGGGGGAACCAGTACCGGAGTAGAAAACGCACGCTACGCAGATGAACAATGCGCGAAAGTTATCGCTTGTGTGAACCATGACGCAAACGCCATCGCCAGCCATGCGGCCAACCACCCGGATGCGCTCCACTTCACGGAGGACATCAGAACTTTGGAACTGTCTCCTTTGGTGGCCCATGTAGAACGAATGAAGAAGATTTATCCGGATGCACTGGTTGTATTATGGGCCAGCCTTGAATGTACGAACTTCAGTAAAGCTAAGGGCGGACAGCCACGGGACGCCGACAGTAGGACGCTGGCTGAACATCTTTTCCGATATATCGAGGATATTGATCCAGATTATATTCAGATAGAGAACGTTGAGGAGTTCATGTCATGGGGCGATATGGACGAACATGGGCACCCTATCAGCAAAGACAAAGGACGATGCTATGAGAAGTGGAAACGCAACGTCAGGAAATATGGCTACGATTTTGACTGGCGCATTCTTAACGCTGCCGATTATGGGGCATACACCACTCGCAAGCGGTTCTTCGGTATCTTCGCTAAGCGTGGACTTCCGATAGTATTCCCGGAACCTACACACTGCAAGGATGGGAAAAACGATATGTTCGGACGATTGGAAAAGTGGAAGCCTGTCAAGGAAGTGCTGGACTTCTCCGATGAGGGAGAAAGTATCTTCTGCAGGAAGAAGCCGCTGGCAGAGAAAACTCTTGAACGCATCTATGCCGGACTGATTAAGTTCGTGGCTGGAGGTAAGGAGGCTTTTATTGTAAAGTATAACTCTATGAGTCGTACGGGGAAATACCAGGCACCAAGCGTTGACGAACCATGCCCAACTGTGGCTACTCAGGGGCGTTTGGCTTTGGCTAAAGTAAGTTTTCTATCCAAGCAGTACAGCGGGCATCCTGGGAGCAAGAATATTTCTGTTGAAGAACCTGCCGGAACAATTACCTGCAAAGATCATCATGCTTTTGTTTCGGTTTATTATGGGAATGGTAACAATTATTCGGTAGAAAGTCCTGCTCCGGCTATCCTTACAAAAGACCATCTTGCATTAGTTACGCCCTTCTTTATGAACTACTATTCAGGTGGAGGTCAGTTAGGTGGTGTAGACGAGCCATGCCCGGCGATAACTACCGTGCCAAAGCAAAGAATTGTAACACCCGTATTCATTGACCAGCAGTTTGGTGCTTCCAGTGCAGCTTCAATAGAAAAGCCAATAGGAGCTATCACAACAAATCCCAAATACAGTTTAGTTACATGTAAGGGTAAAAGCTTTCTGATGAATCCGCAATTTGCCAGTGCTGGAGTTTCTGTTGATTCGCCCTGCTTCACACTTATAGCAAGAATGGACAAGAAGCCTCCTTATTTTGTAAATACGGAAGAAGGAATTGGTATCTGTATCAAAGAAGGAGACAGTCCGATGACTGTAAAAATAAAGCAATTCATGATTCTCTATGGATTGGCAGATATAAAGATGCGTATGCTTCGCATTGATGAACTGAAAAAGATAATGGGTTTCCCAGAAGACTATGTTTTGATTGGCCCCCAGTCAGACCAGAAGAAGTTTATCGGTAATGCTGTAGAGGTAAATATGGCCCGTGTTCTTTGTGAGGCTATCTGTAAGGAGATTATAAAAAAAAGAAAAGTTGCGTGATATGGATAAACTAAAAGTCTATTATGGATGGTGCAAGATAGGTAAAGTAAGAAAGAAACGTGCTTTGTCAGTCATGTTTGAAAATGACAAAACAGGTTGCAGAAGTGAGAGAGGTCAAAGATGCTTAAGAACAATGCAAGAAACTGTTATTGAAAGATTTCAGGATGAAGATGAGCAAAAAGAAAGTAAATCTCAAAATCGAATATTTACCGAATATTGCATATTCCTTGATGAAAAGCCTATAAACGGTAGCCTTAATAGATTGCTTATTATTAATAGCGAATCTGATAAAAACCATGTTTCAAGATTAATGCGTGATAAGATTTCAGATGCATTACGTAAAGCTTTTTTAGTTTCGAATCTTGATTACAAGGAACCTGGTAGACAGCTTAATTTTAATTTTAAAGAAGACTAACAAAAAATCCCCGATACCGCAACCGGATGCCGGGGATTTTCATTTTTAATTATTCATGAATCAGGGTTCGCCCAGATAATGACATATCGCTTCATGTTGCAAAGGCGTAAGCGTGCGCTGTCCTTTCTTGTAGTGAAGTTCGTCCAGCCTTTTTTGTAAATCTTTGTTGAGAGTAATCCAGCGGCGGAGCTGTGTAACGGCACTGCGGGCAGAAGAGCGGGGAAAATATCGCAGTGCAAGGTCAGTAAGATAAATAGCGTGCATAATGTTTGTGTTTGAATGTAAAGATAATAAAAATATCAGAGAAACAAACTACCCCGTAGTAACAATGCGTTTACTACGGGGTAATTAATCAGTTACTAAGTAGTAATTATGTGTTTACTACGTAGTAGTTATTCAAGGCCTCCTTCGTCTTCCTCCTGCTTTTTCAGGCTCTTCAGGCTGGGCACCTTTTTGAAGGTGAGGTTTTCCTTGTTCAACTGTCCTTTCAGTCCGATGCCGGGGCGGAACTGAAGGGTAACCTTCCGGATGAGCGATGGGGAGTAGGTGTCTTCAGTGGAGGAGCCATGACTTTGCAGCTGTGCCTGAAAGCTTCCAAGGTTCTCCAGCTTCACAATCTGCCCGTTTGCGATGTGCATGTTAATGCGCTTCACCAGGGCACGGATTACGTTGAGCACGTCACCGTCGGTCAGTGTGGTGGCGTAGGAGATTTCTTCTGCCAGTTCGTTGATTCCTACCGACCCGCTGGCCTGAGCCTTCGGGTAATACTTGATTTCTCCGCTTTCGCGGTCTAAAGGGTTCTGCATCCCTACAACACAATAGTTGATTGCCATAATAGTTTTGTTTTAAAGGGTTGATAATGTGGTTTGCTTGTCATGACAGTGCAAAACTACGGCAGGAAAATGAGGATGCGTTGAGCAAGCCGCGACACAGTGTGAAAAGATGCATGAATATGCTGATTTTTGTGCGTTTTTTCGTATTTTTGTGTATCAAAATTACACAAGACAATGGCACGAGGAAGGGATACGGAACTGATTACGCTGAGAAATGAAGAGCTGCTCCGCAGGTATTACTACTGGACGGAGATAAGGCGTCTGCGCTTTGACGACACCTTCCATCAGCTTTCCACCAAGGAGTTTTTCATCAGCGAGGAAAGAATACGTACCATCGTGAACCAGAATTACGAATTCCTTCAGGAGCTGGACCGCGAATACCGGTCGGGAAAGAACACAGAAGACAAGCCGCCCATGCCTCCAAAAAGGAAGCGCGGACGGCAGGCAGGTGTGAAATACGGCAAGCGTGTGTCTGTCATATCTGATTAGCGTCTTCTATCATGCGGCACTCATAGTTCAATTCATACACTTTTATTCCCCTGGTCATCGTCTGGCTGCGGCTGGTCTTGCGGTCGAGCGGTGAAGATGAATGCATGGGCATCCATCCCTGCAGCAGTGAATGAAGCTCGTGCACCTTGTCCGCACGTTCCTGAGCCTTGTCGGCTGTTCCGCCGGTGAAATGCGTATCGTCGTAACAGTCTATTGCCAGCTTCACGTTGACGGTTACCGTGCCCGACTGCACTTTACCGAAAGCTCCTCCCATGGTAGTCCATGAGGTTTCAGGTATGTCTATCAGCACAAGGGGGAAGGTGAGCGGATAGGTGTCGGAGTCTTCGTCGTCGCGGTAAAGCATTTCAAGCTGTCCGTAGTCTTCGTCTACGTTTCTGTCGAGCCATTCAATCTTGTCTGCTACAAGCTGCTGTATCTGGTTGAATAAAGTTTCCATGTAATTCAATGAATAATTAACAGTTAATAATTAAAATCACTTCAGGCTTCCGAGTCTTGTTTCCATTACTTTGAGCAGTTCCTTTTCGGCTTCTTCCTGTAGCTTCTCGGTCAGCTCCTTGCTTTGTCCGAGGAACCTTCGCTGTGGTATCTGTGCGGTTACATCGAGCCTTGACTTCTTGCTCAGGGCAATGGCTTTCCACATACGGGCTTCAGGAGGTGCCGAAGCGTCTTTCTTCTTCCGGGTTTTCGATGAAGTTCCACGCCGGATGCCTGCCGCCTTGAAATACCGTGCCCATGCCATTTTCCGGAGCTTTGGCGTAATGCGCGGATGGGTGCTGATGGTTCCTCCTTCATTGTGTATTTCGGCGTATTCTACCGTATTCCGCACAATGACCTTTCCTTTCATCGGCACATCGTAGGTGGCTCCCATCAGCCGTTTCCGGCTGCTGAGCAGAGGGCCGTAACGGTCGGAAGCTTTCTTGCTTCCCGACTGCTGCCGTCGGGTCGGCTTCCATGGCTGGAGTCCTCCGTTGCGGAAACCTCCGTCACGGAAGTTCTGGCGTGTATGGTTTACCGCCAGCACTCCCGCTTTTCGTGGAAGCGTGTCGCTGATGGTTTTCTGCAAGTCACGCTCCATCTGTCTGAGCAGTTTCTTGAAATCGGAAATTTTCATGGTGGATTGTTTGGTAGTTTAAAATTTTGTTGTACTTTTGCTTTCGCTCTCACATATATAATCTTCGGGCAAAATAAACATTCAGACTTTATTTTGAACAAGATATAAGGAATAAGCCCCTATGGTGGCCGTGCGGAAACTATCGGCTGCATCATTCGCCCAGCGTATATGTGGAGAGCACACCTACGGGGGCTTTTCTTTTTATCGCAATTCTTATAATTATGCTCTCTAATAAGAATTTGATTGAACTCGCAAAAGTGGACGGAAAAGACCTGGTCTTTGAGCGTCACGGTGACCAATGCTGGATTAACCTTACACGTATCGCACAGCAATTCGGGAAAGATGTTAGGGAATGGACTAAACAAAAAGGTGTCAAAGAGTATTTGGGTATCGCAAAGCGTGAAATCCAAAAGGAGTTTCTTGAAAAGCAGAAGGGACAAACACCGATGAGGGGAATCCTCCCTTCGGCTGATTTTGAGCCGATTATAACAAGAAAAGGAGGAAATAATCCAAACGAGCAGGGAACATGGGCTACCGATACTCGTGTGGCAAGGCGATTTTTCCAGTGGCTCAGTACCGAATACGCATGGGCAGTGGATAACTTTCTCGACCGTATTTCCCGTGGCGAGTTGGTAGTAAGCGATAACAGCACATTCCTTTTCCGTGGGAAGAAATGGATAAGCTGCGCCGTTTACTGCAAGCAGTTCGGCAAGTCCATGAACTCCGTATTCGGGCTGAAAGCGCACTATCCTTACTCCTTCATGTATGTGGATAACCAGTGGTACATGAATCCGGAACTGTTCGGCATGAAAGAGGCTCAGGCACGCTTTGAGAGCCGCCGTCTGGAAGTCCGCGCACAGAATGAAGACCGCCAGCTTTCCATCCGGTTTCCCGAAACAGAACCCAACGCAAAGGAGGACTGAGCCATGAAGAAACAGTACGATTTGGCCGAGCTGGTACGCACGTTCGGCATAGTCAGCCCCGAAGAGATTTCCGAGTCGCTCGACAACGTTCTTTTCTCCGCCACGGTGAGCTACCTCGACCCCAGTCAGGGAGCGCCCACCGAGAAGATGGTGGAGGACGTGACGAACGTCCGTTTCCTGCTCGAGGCACTCAGGGAATGCGTTTCCAAGTGATTTCTCTTCCATTTGTTTGATAATTAGTTTTTAATAGCTATATTTGCGGTATAGAAGCCGGGCTTCCTTTTAAGGTCGTGGATTGCAGTTCTACGAGTCCTTATCAGGAGTCCGGTTTCTTTGTGACTATATCCTTAATCTTCTCTCTGTCGGAAATACTGTGTACTTCCACTCTTTCAGGAGAAAATTCACGAACAATTATCCATGACTTCTTTCCCTCAATGGTAATTTCAAGCAAGTGAGCCTTGATGGAGGCATCATGCTTGTCCTGCCCGTATCCGAGATATTCGGCTGTTTTGATTAGCTTATCCATCGACAGCAGCAGCTCATTCTTTGCGGAGTAAAATTCATGAGGCTGGTTCAGCCATTCCTTTATACCTCGCCCCGTAATGTGAATGTTCCTGTCAAGCCCTGCATTCCTGAAAGTCTGCTCTTTCAGTACGGATGCTTCCTGCTGTATCTCCTTTCTTCTTAGTCTCATGACCGCTTTCTCTGCCCCCGGATACGCCTTTTCGTAGTACGGATGGGTATGGCTGAACAGTTCCGGCTCCAGCCCCGGGTTGTTTTCCAGTCCGGGCGAAGGCCTGTAGTCCACCTCGGGGATGGTTCCCGTGACGGGCTCGTCCGTCTCCTCCAGGTCGCACTTGCATCCCCAGCGGTCGTGCGGATGGTGGCTTTTCCAGAAGGGGTGTGTCTTTGGAAGCGTCAGCCCGACGCGCCAGTATTCCATGTGGAACACGTCGGGGTCGGCACTGGTGGTGGGCATCCATTTCAGGTTGGGCAGGATGTCGGCATTACGTGAGAAACGTTTCCAGTCGGCGGCATAGCGGGCACGGAGTACGGCTGTGTCGTATTCTGTACGTAGCCAGTGGTTGTTGTAGGTGCCGATGACAGACTCAGCATCTTCCCGGAACTGCCGGAACTCCTTCAGCTTTCCGTTTTCATCAAGCAGCTGCGAGGCGATGTCGTTCTGCATGCGGTGTGTGCGGAAGGCGGCAAACACGTCGGCATCGTCTTTCAGTGCCTGACGGAAAAGGGTGTCGGCATCATCTACATCCTCTATGGGGTATCCTTCCTGAAGCGCACGGCGGAAGGTGTCGCGTGCGGCTTCATACAGTTCCGGATAGATGTATTCCTCCACATTGAACGTTTTCGCGTAAATGTCGGCCAGCAGACGTGCCATCAGTTCCGGAGTAAATGAGGCGGAGACGGATGCTTCATTTCTGGGATGAGCATGATGACAGCAGGAACAAGTTTGTCCGTACAGCTCATTCATTACCATCTTAAAGCCCCGTTTTTCGGGGCGCGGACGAAAAAACGGCGGATGTGGTTGTAGAATCGGGTTAAATAGTTTTTACTTTCCGTTTGAGAGTCGTTTAAATCCTTCCGTTTCTCTTCTTTTCTTTGTGTCGTTTTGCCGTCAGGCGTGTTGTCCGTATCAGGTACTACGGCATTTCGTTTTTCCTGCTGTCCGGCTTTGAGCTGGTCGTAATTATCAGGCTTGGGAATGCCGGTAAGCTCATAGAACGTGTCGTCGGATACGGGTGTGCCTGCGTTTCGCATCTTGGTTATCACGTCGGCAATGACCGTGATGTTTGTTTCTTTCGGTTCTACGTACACGAATTCTCCTCCGCGTGTGTTGTATCCCATGCTTTCGAAGATGTCCGTCATATCGTAGTTCAGCACGTTCAGGATAAGCTGGCGGTCGGATTCATTGATTTTCTTTTCTCCTTTCTCCTGCACGGTTCCCAGCGACTGGGTTCCACGTTCGGAGGCTTCGGTGGTAAGCGTATTGCCCAGGAATATCTTGCTGATCTCATTGTTGCACCGCTCATACAGCTTGTCGTACAGGTCGGACGAGCCGCTTTTACCGGCACTTTCCAGCAACTTCAGCTCACTGCCTTTCGGGTGGATAAAGCATGCGGCTGCTCCCTGCTCATTCATGTCGTCAAGAATTTGCAGGCGTGCCTCTTCATCTTCCGCATCGTAGGTATATTCGCGGATGGGCATTCCGAATATTTCGCAGAACTGTGCCCAGTCGGCCATATCGTTACGTTTGAAAATGACGTAGGGTGCTGCGTTGGCCAGTTTCCCCAATGCACGCGGCTTGCCCACAAAAAGCACATCGCGGAAGTCTGTCCAGGGAGTTCCGGTAATTTCGCCCTGACGGTGAAGGATAAGACCTCGAACGGGGTCGACGTTCTTTCTGGGTATCAGTTCGTAATTAATCCATCCGCTTTTGTCGCGGTAGAACTGGAAAAGAGAGAATCCCCAGAACACGGAGTCTACCAGGTCTTCAATGAAATGGAAAAACCAGGGTGAACGCAGCATCACGTTGATATCCTCGTCAGGCTTTCCGTTACGGCGGAACTCTATCTGAATGTTTCGTGCCGAAGCGATTCGCTTGTCGCGCACACTGCTCAGGTGTCCGTCAATCAGGATGTCTTCGTACATGTCGTACAGGCGTACTCGGTTGGTGAAGTCTACGTTTTCTGCCCCGCGTATGCCGCTCATGTATTTCTGCATGTCGAGGAAAAAACGCTGCGGCTGGGTAATTATGACCGTTCGTGCCGGACTTCCCTGCGGATTGATGTTTCCGCCTATGGTTATTTTTTTCTTCTTGCTCATATCAGTATCGGGTATTTCTTCGTGGATAACTTCGCATCTGGAATGCGGAATTTAACTTAGTGGAATCTTCGTCGAGTGCCGGCAGTCCTTCCACGCTTATCTCAAATTTTGACACGCCTTTCAGCCATTCCAGGCTTCGCTCGTAACGGTCTATCCGTATCTTGGAAATCTTCTGCGGATTGTGTATGCAGAATACGTGATACAGCGTGATGTCTTTGGCGTACATCAGCACAAGCGGATGGCGTTCGGAACCGGTGGCTGCAAAAATCTTGTCGCAGTCAAACCGTGAAGACAGGTATCCGCGCATTTCGGCTATGGCCTGGTCTTCGCATACTTCAAGAAGTGATTCGTCTTCACGCAGGAGCGCATCGAGTATTTCACGGTGTATGGATGCGTCGTAATCTTCCGGGTTAATAAACTGGCTCATGTTCTGTATTTGTTTTTTTGCCGGATGGTGGTCCGGCTTACGGTTATTGTTTTTTGTAAGGATGCATTCTTGCGGTCGATGGCACGGTTTCCTCCCTGTATGCAGTCGGGACCGTCGGCAGGATAAGGAAGTGTCATTTCGAACAGGTCAAACTGGTTGATCAGTTCCTTCATGTGCGGATTGTCTTTTTCAGCCTCATTGAATATCAGCATTCCTTCACGGTCCAGCGGTTCCAGGTCGGCTTCTATACGGGTGGCTTTGTCGGTCTTTTTGTCTTCATCCGGCTTGATGGAAAGCTGTTCGTTCCTCTTTCTGCGGATTCGTGCCAGGTGTCGTTTCAGCACCTGCTGGAAAAACGGGTCCTGAAGCTTGTTGTTCTCTACCATGCAGTAAAGGTTGGTCTTTCCGCCTACATATTCATTCAACAGGAAGAACCAGTTGATGAATTCTTCGTTCGTGGTATGGTCCAGAAAACCTTTAATGACATAAAGCACGCCCTGAAGTTTGCCAAGCAGCCATACGGCCTTGAAGCTGGCACCTTTTTTCTTGCTTTCGCCCGGAGCAGGGTCGCCATACACCATGAGGAATTTGAATTTACGCAGAGGCGGAACCTTTCCGAAAGCCAGCTTGGTAAATACGCTTCCTCCGGTGAGCGGGTTGTTGAAATACTCCTTCTGCTGTGCCTTTGTGCTGATTTTGGCCAGCACCTGGTCAATCTGTTCCTCACTGTTCTTTGCCGGCCAGGTGGAATGTCCTTCCTTGTCGCGTATGTTAATCACGTCCCAGTGGTCGGCCTGCTTTCCGGCACGGGTGATGCAGCAGTCGCGTGCAATGATGTTTCCGCAGAAGATTATCAGTGTGGGTATAGCCGTGTCACGTGTTCCGTACAATGCTTCTTCCCACCATCCCCACATCTTGTTTACCGTGTCGGGATTACGGCATGCTTCGTCCGTATCGAAGTCATCCACCAGCAACACGTCGGGTCGGTCGGCTTCGTTACGGCTACCACGCGGGGCACTTCCTGCACCTACGGCACGAAACGCACATCCTCCCTTTGTGATGAATTCCTCTTCACTCCAGTTTCCAAGGTTCAGCTGTGTGCCGTAATAAGCCTTGATAAGTCCGTTCCGTTCAAACTGCTTCCGGTATGGGTCAAGCAGACGGACGGCACTGTCTTTCGTGGCCGATGCCATGATGACATTCCGTTTTCTTCCCGTAAGCACCAGGAACATGACAATGAACATCACGCAGGTACTCTTTGCCAGAGAGCGTGCCCACGAAAGAACCTCAAACCATTCATCGTGTTCGATGCAGCGCATGATGGCTTTAATCTGGAACGGGGCAAAGTCGAACTTGCAGAACTCCGGGAAGAAGAAACGTATCCACTCCAGCGGACGCTTTTCGAGCCATGCCTTGTGCCGTTCTATTTCGGCCCGGCTCTTGTTTACTATTACGACTCCTTTCCGGAGGGAATCCTGCTTGTAATCCTCCCAGATACGGAGCGCTTCTCTGTCCTGCTGTCTCATAGGTTATCCTTAATAAAGAGGTCAAACAATCGGATGAACGTCTTGGTCATATCCGGGTCCTGCGGGCGAAGCCAGTCGGAAAACCGCATTCCCACACTGATAATGTCACTGATACCCACATCGCTTTCCAGCTTCTTGATGGTGGCCGCCAGTTTTCCCAGCGTGTCGGCTTCAGACGGGGTGGCATATCGCTTTCCTTCTTCACGGCTCTGTATGGCCTTGTTTATTTCGGCCACCTGGCGGTGAAGTGCGGAAATCTGCTGTTCGCGTGTCAGCGTCATGCCAATCTTCATCTCCTCCCATTTTTCCGAGTTGATCCATCGGGAAAGCGTCTGGCGTGAAACGCCCGTTCTTTCCGCTATCTCCTGCTGGGTAAGGTTCTCTTTCAGGTAAAGCATGCGCGCGTAGTCCTTCTTTTGCGTGTTTGTCAATTCTGCCATGTCTTTTATATCTTATTTTGTGTTTTGCAAATTTCGTCCATAAATACATCATTCACAACACGCTGTTTTTATCATACCCTTTATAAACCGCATGATGACGTTTTAAAATATCATCATAAAATATCCGTCTTGACACGACTTCTTTTTCTTCCCAACTTTGCACCAGAACAGCAATAAAAGCAAAATGAACAAACGATTTTTCAATATGATACCTTCGCCCGATGTGGCGTGTATTCTTCTGTACGGGGAGATAGGCGACAAGTGGGACGGCGTGACCGATGCGGACATCGTCCGTGAGCTTCGCGACTATGAATCATTGTACGGTAAGATTGATGTGCGCATCAACAGCATTGGGGGAAGCGTATATGCCGGAATCGCAATCTTCAACGCGCTTCGTGAAAGCAAGGCAGATATTACCATTTACGTGGATGGTGTGGCCGCCAGCATTGCAAGCGTGATTGCCATGTGCGGAAAGCCGGTGTACATGAGCCAGTACGCACGTCTGATGATTCACAATGTGCAGGGAGGATGCTGGGGTAACAAGGAGGAACTGAAGCAGACCATGGAACACATTGAACAGCTGGAGGAGACACTGGCAGACATCTATTCTTCGAAGACCGGAACAGACCGCGAAGAAATAAAGAAGACTTACTTCGACGGTAAAGACCACTGGCTTACGGCCAAGGAGGCAAAGGATATGGGATTCGTGGACGGAATCTACGACGTGGAAGAAGCAGAACGCCAGGACGTGGAAAGTCCAGACAACGTGTACAGACTCTTTATGAACAGAATAAAAAATAACCCATTAAACAACGATAAAGCAATGTTTGAGGAACTGAAGAAACGTCCCTTGTTTGCCAACTGTGCAGATTCTGCCTCTGCGCTGGCCGTAATCGGGACACTGGAAAACAAAGCAGGGAAGTATGACACCCTGAAGGCGGAAAACGACACACTGCGACAGAAGCTGAAAGGTTTTGAGGATGCGGCAGCAGAAGCACGCAAGAAAGAAATCGACACGATGCTGGAAAACGCGGTAAAAGAGGAACGTATCCGTCCGGCAGACAAGGACACATATCGTGCCTTGCTGGAGAAAGACTTTGAAAATGCATCGAAGATTCTGGAAGGTTTGCCCCGGAAAAAGATGATTTCCGACGGACTGGACAAGAACGACCCCGAAAACAAAGGTGCATGGGAAAAGGAACAGGAAAACATCCGTGAAAGACGTTACGGAAAGAAGTAGTAAATAACAATTAATCAAAACAAAACATGGCAATTCAGATTCAAAACACAGCCTATGACGGTGAGGTTCTTGAAAGACTGCTCACCAAGGCGGCTACCGGAAATGAACTTGTACAGAAAGGACTGATCAAGCTTGTTCCGAATATCCGCAAGAAATACTCTATTCCCCGACTGAAGACGGGAACCATGTTGCAGAAGCGCAAGGAACAGCCTGAATCGAAAGATTCCAAGGGTGATTTCAATTATTCGGAGAAGGCACTTGTTCCGCATGACTTTATGGCTTATACGGAATTTAACCCGAGAGCTTTTGAGGAAATCTGGCGCAAATATCAGCCGAAAGGAAACATGGTGTTCGACCAGCTTCCTCCTGAAGTGCAGAACCAGTTGCTGGATGCGATGTCCCGTCAGGTTAACTTCGAGCTGGGGTACCACTTCGTTAACGGTATCTATAAAGACGATGATGAAGACGATGATCATCTGTTCAACGGTATTCTGACTCAGATTATGGCCGACAGTGAAGTGATTCACGTGAAGTCTTCTTCTGCTGAGTCAATGATTACCCGTTTGCAGAAAGTGCGCAAGGCTACTCCTCAGGTGCTTCGCAACAACCCGAATTTCGTTTATATGATGTCTGTAGACGATGCAGACCGTTACGATGACGAACTGACACAACGCGATGCCAAGGGTGCCAACTGGACGGATACGAACGCCGTACGCTTTAAAGGCACAAACATTGTTCCGCTGGCTGCCATTCCGGACGGTGTGATTATCGGTACCGTAGCTACTCCGGACGAAGACTCCAACACTTGGGGTGCAGTGAACCTGGTAGATGATTTCAACGTGATCCAGATTGACAAGGTGACCAACGCCGGTGAGAAGTATTTCTTCAAGATGCTTATGATGGCAGATACCAACGTGGCTTTCGGAGAAGAAGTAGTGTTGCTGGATGTGCGTGAAGCTGCTACTGTATCGGCTTCAGGAACCAGCATTACGCTGACAGCTCAGGCAAGCAAGGTTTCGATTGAACCGGATTCAGACAGTAAGGCATATACTATTTCAGGAGGTGACATTCTGATGGGTGCCATGCTGGAAATTACGAATACTCATGCAAGCAACAAACTTACGGTCAACTCGATTGAAGTTGCTGCTGGTGCTACCAAGAAAATCTACTACAGCGGAAAGTCCTGGTTTGACGCCAAAGAGGTAGACGTAAAGATTACGCAGGTATCTCCTCAGCAAGTGCAGGTAGTGGGCACAGTGGAAACGACAACCAAAGAGCAGGCATAAGGAGGAATGAGGTATGAAACACTTTACAATGGGTGAACTTTGTGCCAGTACCACCGCCGACGCTCATGGAATAAAGAATACACCGCCTCTTCAGGAGGCGGGTAACCTGAAAGCCCTTGCCGACAATGTGCTTGACCCTCTCCGTGAATGGTACGGAAAACCTGTTACCGTAAACTCAGGGTACCGCTGTCCGCAACTGAACCGGCTGATAGGAGGTGCGGCAAGCAGCCAGCATCTGAAAGGTGAAGCTGCCGACATTACGGCAGGAAGCAGGGAAGAGAACCGCAAGCTCTTTGAGTACATCCGTGAGAATCTGCCTTTCGACCAGCTGATTGACGAAAAGAATTTTTCGTGGGTGCATGTGTCTTACAAGCGCGGCGGAAACAACAGAAAACAGACATTAAAACTTTAAAGCACGACAAAATGAAACGGATTATCTTATTTTTCTGCCTGTGCCTGATTACACTGGCTTCATTTGCGCAGACCGTACTTCCGGCTGCAGAACCTGAAACATCGTTCCTTATCGACCTGGGAAGCTTTACCGGAATCGTAGCCCTGGTTTCTACCTTGGTGACACAGATTCTGAAGGTTGTTCCGGCTATTTCCGCAAGCAAGCTGGCCAAAATTCTGGTTTCATGCGGTGTGGGCATGGTAGTATGTATTATTGCATGGCTTTTGCAACTCACTCCGTTACTTACAGGCTATATCTGGTGGCAGGTGCTGATTTACGGACTGGCGGCCGGACTCAGCGGATGCGGATTCTATGATGTGATTAAGGCTATCGGAGCATTGTTTCAAAAAGAATAGAGCATTATGGACTGGACCCTGTTACAGCCACTCATGGATTGGCTGGCTCCTGCCGGCTGGCTGGTAACTGCCATTGCCTGGTGGCGTGACAGAAAAGTATACCAGGTCCGCGCAGTGAAAGAAACCGAGGGCACTTACAAGGCTTTATATGACGACCTCAGTGCCACGGTATTGGAATTAAGCAAACAACTACGAAAACAAAACGAACGGAATATCAATCATGAAACGGCTTTACGCAAATTACATACTTGCAGGTATGCTGACCGCTGTCCTGCTATCATCTGGATGCGCCAGCAGCAGAAAGGCCAGCTCGGAAACCGTCCGCTCGGACAGCCTCCGAACGAGCGTAACCGAGCAAACAACTTACGGGCCGGTCCCGAAGAGGACGGCGACCTGCTCGGTGAGTGCGGAGCAGTGGCTGAACCTGAGTAAGCTTCCTGCCGGATTCGGGCTGAGCTATCGGAATGACGGTCTGAATATTGACATACAATCGGACGGAGAAGGTGGCGTGAACGTCACGGCTACAGCCGACAGTATAGGAAGACAAGTTACCGTGAAGCATACTGAAACGGAGCACCGGATACGGGATGAAACTACCAGCAATGAGGTGAAAGAAAGACGGCCCGGCTTACAACAGTGGATTGTAGGAACAATTATTGCGGTGCTGTTACTTTTTCTTATTTGGGAACTGATTAAAAAGTATTTAAACAAAAATCAAACTCTATAAATATTATGGCAGATACAAGCAACGGAATTATCTATGGAACCGCCGAGGTGAAGTTCAAACCTGCCGACGGAGCGGATAAAACAATCGGTTGGCTGGATGAAAACGGGATGCAGCCTGCGGGAAACGCACCTTCATTTATGGATGTGTATGCCGCTCAGGTTACCGACGGACCGGTAGATTCTATCTTGCAGAACCCAGGATCGGATGCCTTTACCATGAATCTGATTCAGCTCAAAGCGCAGAACCTGGTAGACATCTTTGGAGGAACGGCAGAAGCTGACGGCTCATATACTCCTCCTGCCAACTTCATGGCAACAGGCGTGCTGACCATCAAGACGCATTCCGGACACAGCTTCCGTGTATTCAACGCCCGACTGAGCCGTAACGGATGGCAGAACGGTCTGAACATGCAGAATGTATTCGCGTTTGGAATCAGGGTAGATATGCTGAAACCAGCCGACGGGAAAGAAAGACGCTGGAGAATCTATCCACCGGGTGTGGTTCCTGACACATCTGACTCAACCGCTGATGCAGAAGAGTAATGAAGGCACAAGATATTGAACTGCTGGCAGGCATCTCTCTCAGTGACGGGGGAATCAGCCTGCCGCTTCATACGGTACTTCGGAAACGTCCGTTCCGCATTACGATGAAGACACCTACCACACGCAGCCTGATACGAATCAGCAAGCGTTATCTCCGAATCGGGGTAACTCCGGAAGAATATGATGCATACGACCAGGACCAGCGTATCCGGTTTGTCTTCCTGCATGGAAAGGACATCAGCCGTATTGTGGCATACGGAATTGTGAGAGGGCCTGTACTGGGAAGAGTACTGAACCGCATGGTGGCCTGGATGCTACGGGAACTGATGACACCCGACGAACTTGCAGCCGCCTGGCGACAGGTGCTGAACAGTACATCTACCACGTCTTTCGGGATTATTATCGCATCGGCAGCAGCTCTGAACAAGATGCAGCCCTTAGCGAGCCGGAACGAGAGCGCAAACGACAAGAGGAGTTAAAGAAGGGACACACGGAACCTTCGCATAGCCTTTTCGGCGTAGTAGGTCAGCTGGCCACGGAAACAGGATGGAGCATTGGCTACATTCTGGACAAAGTGAATGTAGTAACCCTGCAAATGATGATGGCAGACATGCCTCACTGGGTTCCTCCGAAGAAACCGGACTTGAATCAGCAAATCCGTGAAATGGAGGAACGTGAGAAACAAAGAAACAGTCGCACACAAACAACAGAAAACACCAATCAGACAAAGGGAATGAACCCGATGGAGTTCTTTACCAATTATGCGGTAAAGGACTGATTATTCATCATTATAAATTGGAATCATGGCAGTACCCGTTGAACTGGAAATATTCATGAAAGACTTGACCAAGGCCGGATTACAGAGCGTTGGCAAGAATGTGGATGATGTGGAAAATCAGACTATGAAACTGATTGAAGCATTGAAGCAGGTACGTGCCGAACAGATCAAGCAGCTTGAAGCGAACAAGCAAGCCGGAAAAAGCTACACGCAGGAAGCGGCCAACGTACAGGCCTTGACCGGTCAAATTAACGGATTGAAGGCCGGTCTGAAAGACTTGCAGAAAACAAAAGAGGAAACAGCCAAGACACCTTCCATCGACATCGACACAGAAGCGGTTACCCGTAAGACAAACAACCTGAAGATGCAGTTCAGCCAGGTAGCAAGAGAACTGCCTTCACTTGCCATGGGTCCGCAGATGTTTATCCTCGCTATTTCCAACAACCTTCCTATGCTGGCGGATGCCATTGCCGATGTGCGCAAGCAGAACGAACTTCTGGCCGCATCCGGACAAAAGGGTGTGCCGGTATGGAAACAGCTGGCAAGTGCTGTTTTCTCATGGCAGACTGCATTGGTAGCAGCTATATCTTTAGGTATTGTGTATGGAAAAGAAATTGGTAACTGGGTATCTTCTTTATTCAAGGCAAAAAAAGAGCTTATTGACACTCAAAAAATTCAGAATGAATTAAATAAAGTTCAAGTAGAAGGAGGAAAATCTGCGGCTGAAGAAGCGGCCAAACTTAAAATACTTTATGAAGCAAGTTTGGATATATCTAAATCAATGAAGGAAAGAAATAAAGCTGTCGACGAACTACAGAAAATGTATCCTTCTTATTTTGGGAAGTTAAGTAATGAGGAAATTTTGGCAGGTAAGGCATCAGATGCTTATGATCGTCTTACAAAATCAATTATATCATCTGCTAAGGCAAGAGCAGCCATGAACAAAATGGTGGATGAACAAGGGAAGATCCTGGAAAATGAACAAAAGATAAATGATGCGTACTCCAGATTAGATCCTCTTTTACCAAAACTTGAGGCAGCAGAAAAAAAATTAAATATAGCAAAAACGTCTGCAAGTCTGAATGCAGGAAAACTTTCAACTTCCGGAACTAGAAATCTTTCAGTTGGAGGAAATGTCGCAGTTCAAAAGGCTCAATCAGATTATGACCAGTTAAAGAAAGAAACAGATGCAATTTACGAAGAAATTGCAGGATACCGTGCAGCCATATATGAATCGAACAAGATTTCTAAGGAATTGGAAAAAAGCATTAAGGTAGATGACATTGTTACAGAGGAAAAAGGTAGTGGTACGGGTTCCGGAAAAACCGACTACGCCTCCCAGCTTGCCGATGCCCGCGTAAAAGCACAGCAGACTACGGAAAAACTCCGTCTGCAAATCATGGTGGAAGGGATAGCTAAACGAAAGGCTTTGGCTAGACAGGAATATGATGAACAACTTGCCGACATTGACAAGCAGGAACGGGATACAATCGCTAAAATGGATAAGGCACGAAAGCAAGGTGAAAATATCCCTCAGAGCCAATATGATGCTGTCAGACAGAAATCGCAGGAACAGCGAATTTTGGTACAGCAGTTATACAACGACCAGTTGCTACAGATAGATAAAGAATACAATGACAAGGTCACACAGAGCTTCATAGACTACAATAAACAATACGGCACATATCAGGAAAAGCGTCTGGCCATTGCAATGGATTACGCGCGGAAGATTGCCGCTGCGGAAACAGAAGGTGATGAATATAAAAAGAAAGCCCTTGAACAGGAAAGGAAAGAATCATTGTCAGCACTCGATTTCAGCGAACTGAAAGACAGTATAGACTGGGAAGTCGTGTTCGGTGATTTGGATAAGGTGGCTAAGGAATCACTTGAAAAAGTAAAGCGGCGGCTGAAACAGTTCAAGAACTCAGAAGAGTACAAGAACATGGACATTGACCAGAAAAAGGTTATTGATGAAGCCATTAACAATATACAGAACACCCTCATTGACAAGGGAGGATTGCTTGCAGATTTACCGAATCAGCTGAAAGAACTGGCTATATCACAGACAGAGTTGGCGCAAGCGCAGGATGAATATAATCAAGCGATGAGAGATGGAACGGACGAGCAGAAGGAGTCGGCAACAAAAAAACTGAATAATGCTGTCAGGAACCAGCAAAACGCTCAGGTTAACGTGGAAAAGTCAGGAGAAAAGGCAAAATCCAATCTCATAGCTTTGTCGGGAGCCATTACAGAACTTGGCTCCAGTTCCGAAATGTCTCTTTCACAGATTGGAAATCTTGCCGGAGACATTACAGACATATTCATGGAAGCCGGAAGTAAGATAGGAGGCATAATTGGTGCGGCATTTTCCTTACTTGATACTATCGGTAAACAAGGGCTTGACGGATTTATAGACAATATAGTAGGGAGTGTATTCAAGTCTGTTGGGGGGATATGGAATACACTGACTTTCGGACTTATTGGTAACAAAGAGAGCGATCCTCACTTACAGGAAGATTTGGAAAGACTTACCATTTCCAATGAAGCACTGAAGGCATCCATTGATAATCTGGCCGAAAAGATGGATGAAAGTGCCGTATCCGATGCCAGTGACATATATGAGAAGCAAAAACAGAACCTCGAAGAAACAATGGCAAACACGCAGGAGATGATGCGGCGTGAAGGTGCTGCTTGGGATAACGGATTTTGGGGGATTGGAGGTACGCACTCAAGTAACAAAAGAGTCAACGACGCTATGTCGGCTAGTGACTGGGAGCGTGTAAGCAAAGCAGCAGGTGTGTCTGTAAGAGATGTCGGTGAATTCTGGAATCTTACCAGTGAGCAGATGTATAATGTGGCCAATGAAGCATCCGACCTTTATGCAAAAATAAAGCAACATGCAGATGACGGATACAGGAATGCCGCACAGTATATGGATGATTATATCGAATACTGGAAGCAGCTTGAAGAACTGGAGGAAAGCAAGTTTGAAAAGCAGACAGATACTTCATTTGACAGTTTACGCAATGAGTTTAAAGAAAGCCTGCTTGATATGGAATCGGATGTAGATGATTTTGCATCCAAATTTGAAAAAACAATGCAGCAGGCGATGATTGAAAGCATGATGTCGGACACCTATTCTAAACAGTTGAAAGAGTGGTATAAAGACTTTGCTAACGCTATGTCGGATGGTAATCTTTCAAAAGATGAACAATTTAATTTGAGGACAGACTGGGATGATATAGTAAATGACGCATTAGCCGAACGTGAAGCACTTAAGAAGATGCTCGGTTGGGAATCTTCATCTGCGGATTCCGGAAGCAGCCAGTCTCCCGGCAGCGGTGCGCTGACCACCATGAGCCAGGACAGCATATCCACCTTTGAAGGAATAGGACGAAACATGCAGACGCATCTGGCCAATACGGACAAGTTCGTGCAGGAAATCCGCGACACGCAGAAGCAGGACAGCCAGACGCTGGCCACCATAGCCGGACACACGGCACACCTGGTGGAGATACACGAGATTTTAAGTGATATGAAATTGAACGGTATAACACTGAAATGATATGGATTTGACAGGATACCTAACAATTAACGGAACGGACGTATGGACGGAATACGGTGCTTTCCTGGGAGAGACGGAAGAAGGCGGACACGTGAACATGGATGCTTTGCTTCGAATGCCCAAGGCGAAGGATATTACTACCGTAGACTTTCGCGAACGGAATGGGGTAGAGCTTCCTCAGAACCCGAACGTGAAGCTGAGCAGCATCGAACGTACATTGCAGTTCTGGCTTCGTGGAAGCTCCGCATCCGACCGGCTGGACAAATACCAGCGCATGATGACGCTCATCACGTCGGGTATGCTTGCAATCGTCGTGAAGAATTACCGAACCTACAATATGATTTACCAGGATATGCCGGCAGATCCGGAATGGTACGAAAGTTACGAAGGAGACCGGTTCTATGTGTTGTTTTCCGTAAAATTCATGGAGCCGCAGCCTTCTATTTAGTAATTGATTAAACACTGTTTAAATGGAACTGAAAATATACGATAAAGCCAACAACCTCCGACTGACAGCCAGCCCGAACTCTTCTTCCAGTGTTACGGAAGAAATAGGTGGAGAATGCAGCGTATCCGCATCCTTCACCCATACCGAATACGTGCCGCTGGATGTGGATGACTACATCGAGCTGGAAGGCGTTCGCTACAAGGTAAAATCACGCTATCGTCCGAAGCAGAAGAACACGCAGACCTACGAATACAGCGTGAAGTTCTATGCGCCGATACATGATGCGGAAGATACGCTGATGCTGTTTCAGGAAGGTGGAACCACGTCTGAATTCAGTTACGACGGTGGGCCGCGCGAACACCTGCAGTTGTGGATAGACAATATGAACCGCCGTGCCGGTGGTAACTTGTGGAGCATCGGAACGGTTATTACCGCCGAAAACAAGGTGATTGATTACCGGAATGTGAAGTGCTGGGATGCGGCATTTGGCAGCAACGGCATCGCCGCCACATTTGATACGGAAATGTGGGCAGACGGTTATGTGATTAATCTTTGCAAGGCTGAACGTGGCGAAGTGGTGGAGCTTGGCTACCTTCAAGGACTTACTAATCTGGCACAGGAAGATAACGGGGAAGTGAAATTCTTTACCCGTTTGTTCCCGTTGGGCAGCACACGCAATATTGATGCGACAAAGTACGGGTATTCCCGTCTGCAACTTCCTAGCCGGGAAATATATGTGGACAAGAATGTAGACTTGTACGGCGTGAAGGAAGAAACGGAAGAAGCTGCGTTTGCTGAGATATATCCTCAGTATGTGGGTACGGTTTCGTCGGTTCGTACGGAAGAGAAAACGAGTGAGGAAGGACGGAAGTACACCGTATATTACTTCAAGGACAACGGCATGAACTGGAATCCGAAAGACTACGAGATTCCGGATCTGGACTATATGTTACAGTTCCAGACTGGCGAGCTGGCAGGACGTGGAACTGACGGTTCTTTCCAGGCGGCATGGCATGAAGATACACGGGAATGGGAAATCATCAACGTATATCCGGATGATACGACTCAGATTCCTGGAAACGTGATTATACCAAATCCAGGTGACAAGTATATACCATGGAACTTCGCCATGCCGCAGGAATACATCACCGCAGCGGAACAGGCATACAAGCTGGCAGTAGATGATTTTCTGAATACCTACAGCTTTGACCCGAACAAATACACCGGAACCACTGACCGGAATTATATCGAAAAGAACAAAACTCCGCTCCGCATCGGATGGAACGTGCGTCTGCTGTCAGAACAGTATTTCGGTTCTACCGGAGGATACAAGGATACACGTATTACCAAGGTGCAGCGCAAGTTGAACGACTTGTGCCAGGCTACGATTACCTGCTCGGATGAAGTAGGGTCGGGGTGGAAATCCTCGGTAGATAACTCGCTGAACTCGCTACGGTATGAGGTAGCCAGACAGGCTGAACAATATGTATATGATGTAATCCGGTCGTTCGATGAAAAAACACCGTCTGATAAGAATATATTCAGTGCATTAAAATCGTTGAAGACACATCTTCGTAAGGATGTACCTGACCGAACGGAGTTTTTGATGAAACTTCTTGGCGGTATTATATCTCCTTTCCTTACATCTCCCGACTTTGTAACTGGAATGATGGGTGCCGGCATGTCATTCTCTTCAGAGGAAGGCGGTGAATCCGTCGGATGGATTGACAAGCTGTACGTGCGAAAGAAAGCCATATTACAGTTACTTTCTATCATGGAGACCGAGCTGGCCGGAGCTTCCATGATGTTTAACTCTTCAGGAGCACGGGCTACGATAACCAAGGTTGAGCGTATAGATGTGGTCCCGTTCTTCTACTCAGACGGTAGCGCGAAATATTACTCGGACGGAAGCAGAGCATACGTACAGCCAAGCGCACATGGCGCCGTGTACCGCTGTTACTTCCTTGCAGATGATGGTGAGAAAGCAATCGAAAACCGTTTCCGGGTTGGCAACTTGGTGCGCAGCCAGTCATTCAATATCAAATCCGGAGTCTATGAGAATGTTAGTAATCATTACTGGTGGCGGTTAGTTACTGCTGTAGGTGATAATTGGATAGAAGTTTCTGTAAACCATTGTGACGAAGGCAGCGATATACCGGCTGTTGGAGATGTAATGGTACAACTTGGAGACATATCGGATACGGATTTTCAGGCTGCAGTCGTGCTGTCTGCATACGGAGACGGTGCGCCTTCTCTTACCTTCTATCATGGAATCAACAGTTACTCACTATCTGGGAAAGATATTGTCTCGATTGGATACGACCGTCTAACTAAAGAAGGATACTTCAATGTGTATGGACGGGCCTATATCGGTAACAGGGAACAAACGAATTACCTCAGTCTGTCTGACGGGAAGCTTGTCGGAAGATTTAGCGAACTCATGCTATCGTCTGGTAAATCAGTTGTAGAGGTAGCAAAGGACGAAATAAGCCTTGAACTGGAAGATACAGGAATCAACGTCAAAGATAGGACTGTAACGGTACATGCAGATAATTTCTTTGTAACCAACACATCCGGTGAACCGATTGCTGTTTTCACTACTGATAAAAACGGACGTCCGATTGTCAAGGCCGAATACATTGACGTGGACAATCTGAAGGTGAAGCATCTTGATGGTGCGGAGGGTTCTTTGGAAAGAGGCTCTATCGGAGGATTTGAACTGGCAAATGGCCGAATCGGTAGTGAAGCAACGGCATCCGGAGGTGGAGGTAGTTTGTCAATTTATAGTGACATGATTCGTGTAGGCGGCACAAGCTCTTATGTATTAATAGGGAAGAATGTTGTTCCGGCGACAGCTTCTGGTTTTACAGCTGCGGGAAGAATCATAAACAATCAGACGAATACGTATGGCGGATATGGTTTTGACGTGGCCAACTATGGGTTGTTTATTGAAGTGTCTGGTGGAACGAAAAACTATGGGCTGAAAAGCAATGCTCCACTGATGGCAACTGCGTTTATTGGAACCAAGATCGGAAGGCTTAACATTACAGGCAGCACCTACAAGATTGATTTCTCACAGAATAATATCTTCTTTATATATGCCAGCAGCGCATATAATGTGACCCTTCCGACAGAGTCGCAGGTCGCAAGTATGTTTGGTATGAGCAGCCTTCCGTCTGATTTCGGACTTATGCTGGTATTCAGATGCCTTGTAGGCTCTAAAAACGTCACGCTGACAGGAATATACGACCAGAACGGAAGTGTGCAAAGTTATACTTTGGCTGTCGGCGATTCAATAATACTACTGGTGGCTAAGGTTCCATATTTCGGATATTTTTTAATCAATTATACAAGCTGATGGACAAGGCAATTATAATCTACACGGTATTGATAATATTATTAATCTTAATATGTAAATGATATGGAAGAATTAAGCTATACGTCGAAGTATGACGGCGAAACAACAGATAAAATTCTGGACAATGCAAAGGCTATAATGGAACAGACTACGGCAGAAGATGGTGAAACGGTACAGGTGTACGATACAAAAGGCGTTCCGCATAAAGTGTCGAAAACGGAACTTTTGAAGAAGTCTACACTGGCTCTCCCTGCTTTGGAAGACATATCCGCTTTTGTGGCTGTAAACTCAGCCGGAAATGCCGTCGGATTGATGACAAAAGAGCAGGTTGCATCAGTTCTGGCGGAACTTATTGGAACGGCTACTTTAAAAAATGATGGATTAATGTCAAAATCAGGTTTCCTGAGTGCCATTGGATTAAATTTGGAAGGTGATGCCAATAACGTAAATAACGGAGTTTATAAATTTGACTCACAACAGGACAATATGCCCGTGAATTATGGCATATTAGTGGCATTTTCTTGCGACGGATGGATTCGTATGCAATTATGTGCAGGTGGAGATAATGGATTAGCATATATAAGAATGCATTATAATAGTTGGACATCATGGAAACAGATTAATTAAAATAGGATTTAACTTCCTATATACCAATACTCTTCCATTCATTCCATTTCTTTTCAACATGATTGTAACTTCTAACCATTAAAGAATAGCCACCATAGGACATTGACCCCTGAATGCATGAATCGCCACATTGAATCGAGAAAAATGGGCCAGCTTGTGGCGTATTAGAATAAGTCGTATATGTGCCCACTTCATTAATATCGTGATAATTACCTTTTTCGAGAAACCCAACCCCCATAAGTTCCGCCAGGCATATTTAGCACTGGCGGAACTGATGTTTTCAACACCATCGTACAATGGAGACTTAAATGAGCTGACGAAGTTCGATGGGGTGAGATATTATAAATTAAAGGTTGGTTGTACTAATGCTCCATCTGATATATCAACATCTGGAGGAGTGTTGATACCGTTTAATTACGACGGTTACACACTGTATCAAATTCTTCTAACAATTAATGGCAAATATTATGCCCGTAGGAAAAGTGGAGATTGGACTGGATGGAAGGAATTATAACTAATCAACTTATTTGTTTCCATGCTCCCCAGGAATCACCTTTTGTTCTGAAATACACCGTTTCAGGCCAAATAGTAAAACAAATTTGGCCTCGTAAATATCCGTTTTGCGTTGTAAACCCAACGATAAGTCCATTCGTATTTTCATAAGGATAATTAGTCGACTTAGAGTTTATTCTATATATTCCATTATTGACATCATTTGCATCATCCGGCGATGTGTCTTGTACAGGGAAAAATCCATCCTTAGATAATAATCCGTTCTTTTGGGGTGTTGCAATACCAATAAGTTCCGCCAGAACTGACGCAACCTGTTCTTTTGTCATCAATCCGATTGCATTTCCATCGGCATTCACGGCCACAAAACTGGAGATGTCTTCCAAAGCAGGGAGAGCCAGTGTAGACTTCTTCAAAAGTTCCGTTTTCGACACCTTATGCGGAACGCCGTTTGTATCGTACACCTGTACCGTTTCACCGTCATCTGCCGTTGTCTGATTCTTCATACTTTCTGTATGCTTCAATAGATTGTCAGTTTCTTCACCTGTAAAGCTTAATACAAAATCTTCTTCTGTTGCCATAATTGTTTTTAATTTATAGTTATTAATGATGTTTCCAACGCTGTATAGATTATAATTGCCTTGTCCATAACTAATAAAATCCCATTCTTTTTACTTCAAAGAAAAAAGCACCTCCCTGACCGGTACCATATGCCATGTAATTCAGGTAGAATTCCGTATCACTTTCGATGCTTACGTAATATGTCCCGGATGAAAGTCCGACTCTCATCATCGGAGTGACCATTACCATATATTCATCTTTAACTGTGCCCCACTGGGTTGGCATGGTTACTCTATATTCTTTGCTGGATACTTTGGTAAATGACAATGTACTGCCATCGAATGTGTAATACTTTTTTGAATCGTCTCTCAAGTCAACGTAACCTCTGGCCAATACCTTATCAGGACGCCCCATGGCGTAGTTTACATCCAAATCTTCCCTGCATGTGACAATCCATCCATAGAAAGTATCACCAAGCCCATACCCAATCAGTTGAACTATCTCCTTGTTCAATATCAACTCATTGTAACTTCTTCCATATTCGTAGAACTTTGCATTACTTGATGAGATTGACGCCTCTCCTGTACCAATGCAACATACGGTAATCTTTCTTCCTATCTGTTCTTTTCCTGTTGGTATTGAATATACCTTTGTCCAGGAACCTCCACCCTCAATAATGATGTTATCATTGTAGTTCGTGTTAAATGAATCGGATACCTTGGAAAATGGACTTCTAAGGGAGCCGCGCATAAGCACGTCCTCAAAATATCCATTAATCGCTGTAACATCAACAAATGTCGCTCTTCCATCCGTATCTATCGTTGAATAGATTTTTTTCCCATCACCAATTTCAAGTTTCTTGGCTTTGATGGCACCGGCAATCAATTCCGATGTGATGATGACAGCCGCATTTATCAAGTCCGTATTGATAACCCCGCCTTTTATTATAGTCCTACCTGCCAGCGCTTCACCAACCAGGCTTTCCCATCCATCATATCCGATATACTGGGCCATACGGTCATTAATCTGTTCGGCGAAGTCCAAAGCATCGTCAAAATTTGACATACCGTTACCGCCCAGTACTTCAATCATTCCTTCAACACGCAATCCCTTTGATGGTGAATAAATGAAACAGCCATTCTTTCCTTCATGGCCGATTTGGAATCGGCATTCTTTCGTAACTCGGTCATACCTTGCCGTAAGTATGTCTCTCTCTGATAGTGAGTAACTGTTGATTCCTTGATAGAATGTCAGATATGGCGCACCGTCTCCGTATGCAGATAGTACAACTGCAGCCTGATAGTCCGGGTCGGCTATGTCTCCCAATTGTACAACCACGTCACCCTCCTTGGGAATATCGCTTCCTTCGTCACAGTGGGAAACGGAAACGTCAATATAGTTGTCACCGACATTTTCCACCAGTCTCCACCAGTAATGGTTGGATACGCCTTCATGCACGCCTTCCTTGATGTTGAACGACTGCGAGCGTGCCAGATTCCCCGGCTTGAAACGGTTTTCTATCGCTGTGTCACCATCATCTGCAAGGAAGTAACAGCGATAAACAGAACCATAAGTTCCAGGAGATGAGTAACCTCTTTTCCCGTCTGAGAACTTGACTCCTTTACCATCCTTGAAACGAATTCCCTTTTTTTCTATAAACTCGACCTTAGTAATCGTGGCCCGTGCTCCGCTGGCGTTGAACATGAAGGAAGCTCCGGCCAGCTCGGTCTCCATTATTGACAACATTTGAAACTCGGCCTTTTTACGTACATACAACCGGTCAAACCATCCTACCGAATCACCATTTTCTTCTTGTGCTATACGCAAACCGGCACCCATCATTCCGGTCACGAAGTCGGGCGATTCCAGGAAAGGAGATATAATACCTCCCAAGAGTTTAAGAAGATAGTTTGTCTGGTCTTCTTGATCCTTACGCAAGAATATCTTCTTTAGTTTCTCGTTATTGTCTTCAATTTCTTTAATAACCCTTAGAGCGGACATTATAGCCTCATCTGTTATTTCCCCTTCGCTATTTTCCTTTAAAACAGACTTAATAAGCTCCGATGCTATTTTTATCCCTTTTAAGAAATTAATGACTCCGCTTGCTGTGTCATCAGATTTTTTAGATAGAAACTGTTGCCTGAGAGTAGCAAGGTCAACTCCTCCCTGATTCACGATAGTTGTATTTCCTCCAGAACCTCCTCCTGCTACTACGGTAGAGCCTACCGGATAGTTACCGCTTCGTGGTTTGTTTGGTATAACAATGCTTTTAATATCTACTTGTTTCATATTTCTATCATGATACAGTTGAACCTGTTTTTTCTATAGTCTATTTCGCCTCCGGCATTAATGTATTTCTTGTTAACGGAATATTTGTCTGACAAAACAGTATAGGGTTTTATATTTGCATTCTTAATTACCTGAGTAAGCTTAATTTTTGGTGCGCTGTAATGGTCAACAATACGGCGTATTAGAAATTCTTCTGGACGAACTGATGACGCTGTGATGCCGCAATATAGGTTGTTGGTCAGATATTCGTTATTCATCGTGACCTTACTGTAACATGCTCCATCATTGTTATAACTACTTATTTTGAATTCTATTTCATCAAGTTCATTTATGTAATTTTCGTTTACAATATTCTCATATATTCTGTCTGAATTATCATCGTCTTTCCCATAATCTTTATACTTTTGGTAGTTCAATTCGAATGAATTCAGATACATTGTTTCCAGAGTTGGTGTAAATGCCATTTCGACTCTAGGCGCATATATTATAAGTTCTAAATCTCCAGCAATAATTCTGTCATCTGGTAATTTTATTATATACCCTTTTAATCCATCCAGTCCGTCATTCAATGTTCTGGATGTAATAAGGTCATAAGTTCCTTCATACTTTGATATGTCCGCACTTCCCTGAGCTGCTTCTCCCTTCCAGTTTATTTCTAAGTTATTAGGGTAACTCGGATTGTAATCTGGATTATTATCCCAATAATAACTACCATCAGATCTGCCATGATAATAATTGTTTCCTATCCTTAACTTAAATCTGAAGTCATAAGATTTTATTCTGTCTGCATATACTTGATTTCCGTTATAGTATGTTATTCTTGCAACTTCTGTAGAAAAGTTTATAGCAAACACTCCTTCTGAGTTATAAACAGATGGTACACCTTTAATTTTTATAAGCTCGTATTCTCCGGGATTCTGAAATATAACATCCTTTTGATTTGGAGATAATGGTATAACTATTCTTTCTTTATATTCCCAGTCCACTCTGCTTGGATTGCCTGACTCATCTTTTTCAATGAAATCATAGTTCTGTGGAATAGCTCCCGTTATTTGAGATTTCTGACCACTTTCGAATAATTCCTTTTCTTTCGATATATCTATAGGATGTGGTGTTTTGTCTCCTAAATAGTTATACTGAAATGCATTCATTAATATTTTCTCGTTATTAGGCCTTTTCCATACAAATCTTCTGAATAAATTTGTGTACGAATCCTCTACGGTTCCAATATCTTCAAAATCATCAAAATCAATTTTCGGCAGTGCGTCTCCTACTGGATAATTACTGCATCTAATGCTAGCTTTGTTATATCCTGGCAATATGTCAAGTGTATGGTCATTTCCTGCAAATCCAATATCCTGTACATTAATTCCATCTGCTTGAACTTGTGTATAGCTTGACATTTCACTGGTGTATTTGTAGTATTCTCCATCTTCATTATCTACATCAATGAAAAATAGTTCTCCGTTCCAATCTGCACATGTCCAGTTCATCAGCTTCATAATTTCTTCTAACACTTCTTTTAATGACATAGGATTATCATCTTCATCAAAGAAATTTTGCTCTGATACCATCATGCTTTCTAGTGGATTATTCCAATTGTTATATTCAGATTGTGACACACTATATACATGTGGTATATATATAGCTGTATATAAACCTCGTGACTCTTCTACGCATTTTTTTAGTAATGACCATAACGATACAAATCCTCTTTCTTCTCCAGCCTGTTTATATTCTACAAATTCCAATACAGACATAGCCGAGTAGCAGTTAATTTCAAGATTAAATTTATCGGATGAATAGTCCTGCGTATATAGTTCTGGCTTGATGAATCCACACCACACTGCAACTCCGTTTGCATACAGTGTTATTCTGTGCATCCGGTAATCCGTACTGAACAGGTCCTGCAAGTAATCACCACCGAATATGGCCATTGTTGCTGTACTGAATCGGGTAGGAGTGTAGATGAATTCTTCACTGTCTATCGTGACTGTGAATGGTGATGTTTGTCCTTTCAATTCTGTAACCTTGCCTGTATATCCTTCTCGTTCTATTTTTACTTCGTATACCTTCCCATCTTTCGATGCAAAAGGTAATGTGTAGATTAATCCGTAACTCATAGTTTCTTTCCTGTATCTTTCATGTAATTCCTAAGCGCCAAATAAATATCACTACCGCGTACACGGTCAAAGCTTATTGCTATTCCACTTCTATCATCTTCTGCCATGTGGTATAGTTTGGCTTGCTGTTTCTGGTTTAATATTAATTCTCCGGAATTAACTCTGGCTAAAAGTTTATCACCGAAATAACTATTTCCTCCTACTATTCCTCCTTTTGCAAATTTGGGTATTGCTGCCATAGACGCAATTAAAGCTGTAACAGCCGCTACAGCCATTGCTGCTCCGACAAATGGTATAGGAGCAACTGAGCTTGCCGCACCTGTCACAGCAGCCTCAGCATTTGCATTTGCTTCTGCTTTCTTTACCGGAATTAACGCCATGATGGCTGTTACAGCTTGTGCGGCTCCTTGTATGATATTAGTAAAATAGCTAAGCGCACTCTGAGAACCATTATCGAATGTTCCTGATAGACTTGATAGTGCTGATTCAACACTTAGTATTGCATTCTCGTATTCATTTATTGTACTTATTTGCTCTTTTACACCTTTGTCGTTCCAATTTGTTTGACTTATTTTATTCCATCCATCCGGAAGTCTGGCCATCTTGCTAAATGTTGACTTTGCATTTGCCATGTCTGCAATTTGTTTTGTATCAAACGCAGGTTGACTGTACTTTATAGCTAAGTCCATGTATCGTTTCTTCTGTACTAGCTCATCCAGTTCCGTACTTAATCTTATTCTGTCACCATCTGATATTGCTACGGATATTTCTTTCTTTTTTTGTGAAATTTGGTATTCTACGTCTGCGATGGAACCATCCGGTCTGGATGCTTTTTCTTTTGCTAATCGTGCGGCTTCTTCTGCTGCAGCTTTTTCTTTTGCCGCTTTAGCTGCAGCTTCCGATTCCTCTTTAGCTTTTTTTGCAGCTTCCGATTGTTTTTTTATACTGTCTACATGATTCTTTAGTTCTGTGTTTATTAGTTCATATACTTTTTTTTGTTCAGATGCTATTTCATATAATTCTTTTGCTTGTTTTATTCTTTTTGTTTCTTTTCCTCCAAATCCAGAATTCAGTGCTTGTGCTCTTGCAAACTCGTATTCTTTTCTATACTTTTCTACAAATTGAGCATCAGGGAACAAGGTTCTTGTGTAATCAGCCATTGTCTTTTGATATGCAAGCTCCGGAGTCATGCCTTGACCTACATACAAATCCATTGTTTTAACTGCATTCGACACATTGTCTCTATTGTCGTATTTCAGTTTTTGTTCATCCGTCATGGCTAAAGCACGTGTAGCCCAATTTACCGCGTCTCTTAAATTGTCTACTGCATTCTTGAGATACCCGTTACTCCCGGCCATCGTATTAATGAATGAAGTCCAGGAACTTTGCAGTTTCCCGATACTTCCGGACAGATTATCATTATTAATCGCGGCTTGGTCATAAGCTGTATTGGTATCCTTAATGCTTTGGCTCAATTCATCAAATGCATCTTTCTCCTGAAGTATAGCAATTGCAGCCGTTACAGACTCCTTACCAAACATCTTGGTAAGCTGTACAGCATCCAGATTCATCTTTGAGAGATTATCAATGGCTGTACTTAATCCTACTACAGACGGCCTTAAATTTTGGTCTGCGGAACTTTCCAGCGTCAGGAATATATTTCTCAGGTTGGTACCAGCTGATGCCGCATCTGTGATTTTTGGTGCAATGGCTTCAATAATGGCCACCAGCTCATTGAACTTTACGCCTGTACTGCTGGCTGCACCACCAGCGTTTTCTATGGCCTTATTCAGATAGGGAATGTCTGCACTACCTTGCTGTGATGCTGCGGCCAGTATGTTGATATAGTTTGCAGCTTCCGATGAACTGGCTCCCATCTGATTCAATGCCCCGGTTAAAGCCTTTGCTGCTGTAGGTACATCCAGCTCTGCAGCCTCAGCCAACACCACTGCAGCCTCAGCTGTCTGAGTCAACGCGGTTTTGTTTTTCAATAGTTCCGGCATTTGGCTACCTATCAACTTGAATGCGTCTACCATCTGTGAGGCTGACTGAGTTGAATCCATTCCCATGCGTATTGCTTCGGTCCGGAAATAATTCAACTCCTGAGCCGATACACCGGTCAATGACCGTAAGGATGAAAGTGACTTTTCAAATTCCATGTTGGCCGTTACAGCTGAATGAATAGAAGTGCTGATTCCTACAAATGCAGCTGCGTAGCTTGTGAATGTGGTCAGTCCACTAAATACCCCTTTAGATGTGGCAGCAAATCCTTTCAGATTTTTTTGTGCCTGATACAGATTCTTATTGAATCCGTCCGCATTAAGCAATAATCTCGTGAATATGTTACTCATAGTTTTTTCTCCATTTGTTTAGCTCGTTTCCTTAACTCTTCCAATTCTTCCTGGTTTACTCCCTTTTCAGATTTATCCTCATCTTCCAGTTTCATCACATCATCAAGCTCAAGATTTTTTCTTGACTGGCTTTGGAATATGGCCCACATAATTAACCTTGTATTCTCAATTTCAGCACGTTCTTTTCTTCTCATTCCTCGCAAGAAAGCCGCACATTCAATAAATGTCATTGAGTCAAAAAAATAGGCAGGAGATACGCCGCCCCTGCCTACTATTTCCTCGTATAAAGACATAACGCTTACAGGCTTATCTACGTTGCTTCTTTTTTTTTACCCTGGTCGCGTTTCTGTGAATCATTCAAGACTTTTTGGAATGTTTCAAATACGTCTTTGTCTTCGTCACAATAGTCAATCAGCTCATCAAAAGTTAATGTGTAATCTTCATTCAAAGCCAGAAGGGCACAATGCATCAGCATATACAAGTCCTGCAACCTTTTTCCTTCAAAAGGATGCCCGCATACTTCTTCATACTTGAAAAGAACTCTGAGCGAAAAACGTATGTTGTATTCTTTTTTCTTTATGATTACTTTCATCATCCTGCTGCTTTAGCTTTTTTTTCTAATTTGCCTACTCCCTTGAAGCTAGCAGATATTTGTGAGTTCTCTCCGTTTGCGCCTGTAAGTGATACAGATGTAATGATGGCTGATCCCTTATAGTAAGTTTGCTTTGGCGTTTCTGATGGAGCAGTCCATCCTTCTTCCGGAACACCATCATTTGTTACGTTTGTCGGGATACCACAAATGATAGGTACTTTTTCTCCGGCCATACATTTATCCAGCAAGGTTTCGTATGATATGTCTACCGGAGTTCCTTCGTCTGCTGAACCTATAGATTCAGACGATGCTTCCCATGATAACTTAGTTACTTCCGAATCATCCCACATTCCTGAGTCTTTCGATGCGGTATCGCTTGTTTCCGCATTCAGTGTCAGTGTGTGACTGGTGGCTAAAGCAATAGCTTTTCCATCCACAAAAATCATAAAGTCTTTTCCTTTTAATGCTTTCCGTTTTGCCATAGTTATACATCTATTTTAATGGTTAGTTCTATTATTCCACCAAACACTCCATCATCCTCATCAAAATCCCATGTGTTTACTTTTATTTCCGACACATCCAGATAATCTACTTCTACCACGTTCCCGGAAAACAGCCTTTCCATTTCCGATATGAGCTGTAACGGCACATCCTGATTTTCGCCAAATACAGCTATCGTAGATGTGACTTCACGTTCAAACTCTCCATCTTTGGTGTCACTGGATGCATTCAGCTTTGCGTTCTGAATGATATACGGCAGCTTCACATTACGCATGATTGCAATAGGGTATATTTTCCCTTCTATAATCTCTTGTATGGTGCTTTCTGATTCCAGTCTTTCCTTTATGTACCTGAATATATCTGTGGTGTTCATCGTTTGCTTGCTATTTTCTGGATATGTTTCTCTATATGTTTCTGTAAGGTTGACTGTGCCTCACCAATCTTCGACTTTGATGCAGTTGAGAAAAAATGAGATGCGGAAATCTTTCCAGTATATCTTTCTTTTCTCAGTCTCCTTGAAAACATTCTTTCCTTTTTTATCCTTTTGTTGAAGCGTTCATCTGTACCTTCTTCAAAGAACTTTAAAAGGAAAGAAGGATTTTCTTTCTTTGATGCTCCTTTGCTTTCTTGGATATGTACTCTGAATCCAAGTGTTCTCTTATATACCACATATCGTACCCACTTCTTTAGGTTTGTTGTAGAAAGAAGAGTCCCTGACGCTTGGTTATGGACAGCTCCCAAATTAGTTTTAGCCTGTCTCTGTATCAATCTTGCGGATGCGGCCAGTCCTCTTTTTAATGCCCTTCTGGCTTCATCCGTGTTCATGTTAAGCTCCTTGAATAGCCTGTTAATTCTGGCTACATCAATTGTTACCTCCAGGTAATCTTTTTTTAAACTACTCATTGATTAGCTCTATTGTTAGTGTCATCATGTTATGAGATTGATCAGGGTTGATGGAGTTTATCTGGTAGATTTCGTTGTTATATCTCACCCTCATTTCACGCTTTATGGCAGACCTGTAGTAGATTGTCACTTTGTTCACCTGATTGTGAGCATACTCCATGTTTGTTTCCTCATATTTACCGGATGCAAACTTTACAGTGGCTCTCACGGTTATGAAATCTTTCCATGAGTACTTTTCTCCGCCATGTGGCTTTTGTGTGATTTCTCTTTTGAGAATTGTGATTCTGTCTCGTAACTGACCTGCCTTCATTGTGATACTGTTATAGTGAATAATCTCTATATATTTGGATAAGGTGTAAGGCTCCCTGAGCCAGCGTATGAGTCTGTGATACTGTCACCTCCTCTCTATTGTTGTAATACAAACCAATCGTTAGCATAATGGCTTGCTTTATTGGAGGAGGGATGACCTCTCCACCTCTTAAGGTTTTCAGGTCATCCGTACTTTTCAAACATAACTCTGCAGCCACCTTAGCTTCAGCTACTTCAATCAACGATGTAATGTAAGAATCATCTTCCGTGAAGTCTGATTCTACATTGAGATGCTTTTTTGCTTCATCTAAAGTGATATACATCGTTTACCCTCCTTATGCAGCTGGACCGTCTTTAAACAGTGCTTTTGCGATTGAGTTATCACGTCTCAGGCAAGAATCCCAGTAACTGTTTACGATAATGCGTACAAATGCTTTATCGGCTTCTGTGTACGGGTCCACAGTCAAATCCAAAGCTCCCCACTGTCCGATAAGTAAATCGGCCCAGTTACCGAACAAAGCACCCCATTCTGTTCCTGACTTTTTGTAGACTGCATTTGTACGTAATGTATCGTATCCGTTCATCTGTCCGTTTTCTGACATAATGTAGCCGCTTACTCCATCGTTCTTCAAAGTCGTTTTTGCCAGGCCCACCAGTGAAGTATGTACAATGTATTTCGTGTTACCCATCAAAGCATTTGCCAAATCGACTGTCGTTTCAAGGTTTACGACACCTCTCCATGACAAAACTTCTGATGCTGTTACATATCCGGTAAACAATCCGTCAGGCTTTTCAGCTGATGTTTCTGCACCTCCCAAAATTGTTGCTTCCAGTTTTGATGCAATTGAGTTGATAAGGTCGGCTCTCAGCATAGCCTCAACTCCCAAAGAATCCTGAACCAGCATCTGGCGTGATACCTTCAGGATAGAAGTAAGTCGTTTCGGCTTCATCGTTTTCTTGCTGAAGGTTCCAGCACCATCTGTTGCAGATGAGTTTTCGTTAGCCCAGTTTGAAGTGCTACCTGAGTAAGTTGGAATATCAATGTCTGATACAAGTCCTGTCAGCATGGTTGCTCCAGCCTCAGCCAAAACTAATCGGTCTCTCAACGGTTCCACAATGTTCATGAAATCTGTTTCAATCACGTTGGCACCTGCACTTCCGGCCGTAATTTCAGCACGTGATTCAACCGGTATAATCAGTGATGTACCACTTTTAGGAAGAATTCCTGACATTCTCAATGATGCTTCACCACGCTCATTCATTTTTCGTATGTTCTCACTGTAATGTCCTCCATCTGCCAACTCCAGCAGGGCTTTTCTCAGACTGAACTTTTCTCCAGTAGTATGTTCGTCTGCAAACTTCATTGCATCACGCTGTGCCAGTTCCAGATTGATTTCTGTCATACGAAGCTGTATCTCTGTAATCTGGTCCTTTTCTTCCTTAGACAACTCGCGTTTTTCCTGTTTTGCCTTGTTTACCAGGTCAACGCCTTTTTTGTACAACTGGCCTCTTTCTTCTGCCAGTTCAACTCTTGTTTTTTCTTTCGCCATAATTCCTACTAATTAAGACTGTTAATAATGTTGTTGTAATATTCTTCACCTACTTCCTTCCGTTCTTCCAGTTCCTTCTCAGCCTGTTCTTTCCCTCTCATGCTGACCGTTGTTTTGCTGTATGCCGCATTGTATACAGGGGAAACATCGTATATCCTGGCAAACTGGCTGATAGTACGTTTCCATTTACCGTTTTTCATCCTTTCCCATTTCTCTCCACCGTCTGCTACAGTAAAGGCAAATGAAGATTGATTGATTTCGTTTCTTCTCAGGTTTTCCAGCAGTTCATCGCCCAGCATCGTGCGTGGTGCTTCAAATCTGTATTTCAATCCTTTTGAATCGACTGTCAATGTCAGTGAGCCTTTCCCGTTTACTGAGCGTGCCAGTATTCCTCTGTCACGGTTGTGGTTGAGTAAGGCAAATACATCGCTTTTCTCTATCACACCATCCATCGCACCGCGTTCAATCACTTCTTCAAAATCCAGTCCGTCTGATTTTACGCCAAACAGCATCGCGTATCCTTCTACTGTCCGCTTCTCATTTTCTTCTGTCACCGAAACAGGGAATGTGGTATTTCTCTGTTCCATCATTTCTTTTTCTTCGCCCATAATTCGTTTTATTTCTAACGGAACATTTGTCTGACAAAATCCAATTATTCCTGATTTCCCTCTATATTTTTTTCTTTTATTGCGTTTTTCAAGGTCATCACGTTTACCTGTACAAAAGCTTCATCGCCATTATCAATGCGGCTCATGCCGATTTCCCTTCTTACCTCATTGGGCGTTGCGGCACCAATATTGGCCATATCTTTCCAGAATGCACCCTGTGCAGCCTTGTCTGCACGAAGGATGGCAGATGTATTAAATTCTGCCTTGTACATGCTTCTCTCTGTTCTGCTGAATACTTTCCGGTTGATTTCCTGCTCAATCTTGGTGATGACCGGCAAAGCTGTGTCTGTCAGATATTCAAGCTGTGTGGCTTCGATGGTAGAGTAGGAGGATTTGCTCAGGTCAAACGCTTTAACAGGAGATACTGAAAAGAAACGGCATATATCCACTACATTGAATTGGCGGCTTTCCAGCAACTGAGAGTCCTTTGGAGAAATTGAAATGGGCTGGTATTTCATGTTTCCTTCCAGGATTACAATACCACCTGGACGGCCATTATTAGAGTTGGAACGCTCTTCCCATTGCTTATAATTTTGTTCTTTTTGTTCTTTCGTCAGTCGTGCGCCTTCTATTGTCAGCACACCGCTTACTGCGGCCCCCGACTTGAAGAATCCGGCAGCATGTTCCTCAGAACTTGTAGCGATTCCTAAAGTCTGTCTGGCATGTGTTAACGTAGATACCCCGATAATTCCATCATAACTGAAATTAAGCACATGTATCATGTCGCATGGTTCAACCAGTTGCGTGAATCCGGATACCAGGTATCTTTTCCTCCTTATTCCTTCTTTGTCTACTATCCATTGTATTGATACCTGGTTGGATGGAATGTACACCAGCTGGATAGGAGTGACTCCATCCTCACCACGTTCTATGTATGCATATCCGTTACCGGTCAGCAATACGGATGCCATAAGAGTTTTTATGAAAACGTAGCGCGTCATATTCTCGTTTGGCTCCAGATCCAGCAGCTCATAGATAGGATGTTTCGTGTCTTTCATCTTGAATCCGGCTTCATCCAGCCTGAACACTTCCAGCGGCAATACAGCCACTGAATCGGATATTAGGTCTACACACCTGTACACCGTACTCAATAACATAGGGTATTCGCGTGATGCCAGCTGAATTAAACCTGTTCCTCCATAAGCTGACACCTGAGATATTTCCTTCTTGGAAATCTTTCTAAACTCGTAGCCAAATAATTTCATTTCGTTTTTATTTGAAACGAAATTTTTGTCAGACAAACTAATAAATCACATTATCGTATCTTGGGCACATCAGATAAACTCCCAGAGCTTCAATCATGGCAATTACCCCGTCAATCTTTTTCTCTTCGTATTGTTTGCTAGGTTTCGTGTTCCCGTTCTTGTCACGCGCCATTATCACATTCCTGAAACAGTGTCGGGTAATGATGTTATTGTCAATTACTGCCACTCCAGACAGCAATAATCTTTCCAGTTCTTTTGTCGGCTTGTTGAAGTTTCCGATGCTCTGTGAATATGGTTCCATCGGCAATCCTTTTTCTGTACAGTTAATGACAAACTGAGTCGCATTCCAGCTGTCATATCCTATGGTTACAATATTAAGAATCTGACCTATCTCCATAATTTTGTTGAGAATGAAATCATAGTCTACCACGTTTCCCGGAGTGATGCATAATGCCCCTTGTCGTGCCCATTCTCCATACAGCTCTTTGAATCTCTTTTCAGTTAATGCCGCTTCCGGAAGAAAGTAGAATGTTTTCCAAACCATCTTTTCTGTGGTGGGTATCATCACGGAAAAAGCCGTCAAGTCGGAAGTAGAGGAGAGGTCTACTCCGATGAAGCAATCTAATCCGCTATAATCTTCAAGGTTGACATTGGCAGACGCGGCCAATATGTAATCATCCTTTATCCATATCTTCTCCGCATCACACCAGATATTCAGGTTTTTTGTCTTGATACCTACCTCATCGGATGGTGTATTGATTGCTTTCTTTACTTGTGTTTTTATGTATTTAGGTTGTACTGTGACTCCCAAATTTGGATTACTCTTTACCCATACGGCCTCATCCTTCCAGTCATCTTCCTTGTCCAGGCAGTAAATAGCAATAAACAGCGTATCATCTTCTTTCAGCCCCGACACTACCTCCGTACACATTTCCCTGTACTGGTAACATACTCCCAGTCGGTCAAATCCTGCAGTAGTAATGATTACTGCCATCGGATTCTCTCGCATACCTTGTGAGGATTGCAATACATCTTTCACGCCTGAGTTTTTGGCCGCGTGATATTCGTCAATCAGATACATGGATGCATTCGGACCGTCGAGCTTGCTTGAATCGGCTGCCAGTACTTTCAGGAAACTCAGCGTTCTTTCGTACTTTATGGTGTCTCTGTATGGATCCAGGAATTCTTTTCCGGGGTCCAGCATTTTGCTAAAGTTTGATGCCATGTTGAAAGATACCTTTGCCTGGTCTTTGGAATTGGCCGCCATATAGACCTCCGCGTTCATTTCACCGTCTGCTATCAGATGGTACAAACACAACGCAGACGCGAAAGCAGATTTACCCTGCTTTCGCGCCATCTCGATGTAAGCCGATTGCACCAGTCTCTCATTCGTCCCTTTCAGATAAAATCCATACATGGATGCCACAATCCATTCCTGCCATGCTTCCAGGATAAACGGTTTTCCTGCATGTTTCCCGGTGTAATGGTGTATGATTGATATGAATTCACATACCTGCTCTACCTTGTCTTCTCTGAACTCATACCGTTCATCATACATTAATCTAAAGAAACGCTCAGCAGCCAGTTTTATGTAGTGTCCTGTTACAATCTTTCCGCTTAGTATATCTTCTGCATATTGTATGTATTTCTTTTTTCGTGTCATACCTGGTGTTCACGGAGGTATTCTTTCAAAGGTGACTGGATAGCCTCATCAATATTCTTCATCGTTTTCAGTTTTCGTTTGCTCATTGCAGTCAGCCCGAACTCTTTAGCCAGTTCCAGAAACTGCGACCAGTTTTCTTTCAGAATATTTACCTCCGGCCTTTTTACCATTTCTCCCTTTTTGTTTGTCATCGTCATTCCGTCTGTAGTAATCTTATCCACACAGATAAGATACATTTCATAAGCTGTTGCCATCCTGTGTAATAAGGCCACATCGAACGGAGCCAGCTCACCACGCTCATTCATATCTCTCACAAGGTTGCAAATGAGTTTTTTAGCTTCTTTATGCTTTACGTTTTTGGGCAGTTTAAACTGCACCAGAGTTGTTTCTGCCATAGTTTTCTCTTTTTTTCAAACGTGATTTTTGTCAGACGAAATCATTGTTTTAACACATCGCAACAAAATCCCTATTTTGGCTTTTTTCAAAAATTGCCTCGCGTGTCGAATGGGGTGGGGCGAGGTTCAAGTTACTTGACCTTCTAAAATTTCACCCCATACCCCCTTTGATGTCATTCCCATTCGATTTGTTATGTATCATTTGATGATGCATCTTGCAAATGCTCATTAGGTTCTCATAATCATAGGCTAAAGCCAGCCTTAACACCTTGTCGTCTGTTGACATGAATGATTCGATGTGATGCACATCCTCTGCAATGGTTGTCTTTCCTTCTTTCAGGCACATCTCACATAGTGGCTGTTGTGCTATCTTTAATTCTCTCAACTTCCTCCATCTGGTTGATTTGTATATCTTTCTTCTTTCCTCTTCATATAGTTTCTTCTCCTTCTTTTTCGCTTTCTTTGGCTTGTAAATTGTCGGCATAAGTTGTGATTTTTAATCGTTTTGAGTCTTTAATAGTCTGGTATTGCACTGTCTTCATCCGATATAAAAAGTATCTTACAAACTCCTCATCATTTGTTATCTCTGCTGCTTTCTCGTCTGTACTTACTTTGATAATCGTATCCTGAAATATATCTTCATAGCTTAGACCGGCATAGTATATTTGCCGGTCTTTTGCTGATATGTCTGATAGTCTTTCATACAGCCTAGCTATCATCAATAACACCTTGCTGTTTGCCTTGCGTTCGTTTCTCATGGAGTATTATGTTTCCATTTGTATCTGTTATGTCACTTATTTGTTTTCTGCAAAACGCCCTGATTACTACAGAGATATTCGTTTTCATCTTTATTGCCACTTCATTTAGTGCCATGAAGGTTGATTCATCAAATCTCACCATTACTCTTTTATCCTTTCCCATCTTTACATTCAATGATTCTCCATGCTCTGATATTGTTGTATAACTTTCCATTGAACTCTGTGACATGGCAGTTATAATCTACTTCTACTTTCTGGCCAACTGCCAGCCATTGGTTGTTTACATCTTCTCCCATCACATCGAAAGCCAGCGACTGAGCGTATTTCCCTCCGTCTGTTTCTACTACTGCTGTACGCTTTAAGATTATTCTTTTATCCCTTGTAGTGATTGATTCTATATCTTTCACCACTGTTATTTGTCCTTTTATATTCATTTCTCCTCCTTTTACTTTTGTCGGTTACAAATTTCATTCATGGCTTCATCCCATGGAATCTCCCCAAGGTACTTCAAACAGGCATCCCAGCCATCCTCGTATGCCTGTTCGATATAATACACATCGAAATCTGCAACATTCTTAGCTCGCTGCATCCCGTATTCCTGTACGTGATAAGGGCGGCTGGTCTTCATTAGGTTGTCGGCATATTCTCTCGCTAAATCTTCTTTCTTGCTCATATACTATTTCCTTTCATTTACATAGCTCTTAAAAACGCTCTTAATAGCACTTAAATCGCTCTTAAATAGAATCATAACTTTTCCTCCAGCAATTCCGGGTTGTCGTATATATTACCAATTACTTCCCAGTTAAGTTTTCCGTTCACAACATGATTACACAGAGCACTTATACATTTGTATTCAGGGACTGTCATGCCAAAAGCGCCATTATTAAACAATACCTTTCGATAATACTTACGTCCTTTGTTGTCATTTCTTTCACCAATACACATTAAAATGTCACCCTCATAAATCTCTTTTCCGTTTTTGTCATGCAATCCTGTGAACTGTCCTATTGTTCCCTGTTTCGTGAATATCGGTCTATCACTGCAATAGCTTAGATGATGTCCGTCTAAGTCCACTTCATCAAATCCGACTATATGACTTTCGTTCCCAACCTTTACAAGTGAGCCGTAAACCCACTCATTTGTGACTTCTGATTTTCCTCTGAATATTATCTCTCTGCTCATGATTCATTCCTCCGTATTAGGTATTAAGTCCTTAATATATGCCCATCGTGCCTTTGGGTGGATTGTATCGCAAACGTCATATTTTCCATAGTCCCAAATTTTACCATAAACTTCAACTATTATTAGCTCTCCTAATTTGGGTTTTTCTGTAGCATCATGCCATACACTGTTGATACGCCACTTAGCACCATTTTCAAAAGCTGTTTCCAAATCGTCTTGACCGATATGTCCACCGCCTGAATAGGCTATATTTGCTATTCTTTCAGCGTTTTCAGCTTTAGCTTTCTTTATATCTTCCTTTGTCATTATAAAGTCTCCTTTCTTTTACAATTCTTCTTTATTTTGATGTTTACCAGTCTGCCATACTTCATACCTGTTTGGTGGTATCTCGAATAGGAGCACATATATTCGGTAAAACCTTTGATGGTTCTTGCATAGAACCATTTGCACCCGTGGCATTCTTCTGGTCTCATAGCTCGTCAAACTTTTTTTTAAGTGTTTCTATCTTATTATCCAGTGCTGCCATATAGTTTTTGAAGAAATCCTCACCGAATATTTCTGTCTTTAATGGCACGTCATTGTGCATGCTATTATATGTAAATATCAATCCACCACCGTATTGTATATTTGAACTTTCAAGTGCTTTTTTATGCGACTCAAACTCTTCAATTTCCTTGTTGAGTTTTATTGCTTTAATGAATTTATCTTTATCCATTTATTCTCCTTTCCACCTATCCCAGCAGCCACCACATGACTGCCAGGAACAGGTAATATAGTTTTGTTTTAGTCATTATTTAGCCAGATACTTATTGATTATGTTACTCACTACAAGCCCGGCCTCATTGCACATTCCGGCGAAGTTATCGGACAATGATTCATTCTTCTCTTCATCCGGTATCCTTACGATGTTTCTCAGCTCCTTCAGGGCGCGCTTTACCTGATACACTACCTGAGCATCTATTCCGTTTGATTCAAGTTCAGACTGGAACTCCAGTGCCGCACCCTCAAGTAAGTCTGAATAGATGAACAGCTTGTGCATCTTGCGAAGCATTTCTACCTTGAACTCCGGGGTATAATCCTGAAGAAGTTCTCCCAAGGAATGCGGCTCCAGTTCCCTTTCCAGTTGCTCAATCTTGTTCTTTACTGAAGTTTCCCACCCCTTCATATCAGCTATTTGAGTAATAGTTCCCTTCGGTGA